ACGTAGCAAACAGAGAAAAAGATTTGGTCGGCATATGTGCTGATGTTGTTTTACCACTTTAAGGAAAAATTATGGCTACTAAAATTGCTAAGTTTGATACCACAATTATCCCAAATACGATTATTTATGAATCTTCACTAAGTGGAACAAGCAATCCTGCCACAGTTTTGACTGACGTAACGCAAGGAGACGCTGGGTCGATCATCAGTATTGATGTAACTAACAGCGGTAATGCTAGGGTTTACTTCCAGATCACTCTCGATACTACTAGCCCCACAAACACCACCGAGCCTGACATACAAATCCCGGTGAACAACGGTGCAGCCACTCGAATAGTTATTCCGGAAGGAATTCCGTTCACAAATCTAAGTCTGTGGGCAACGGCTTCTGGGACAGCCTCAAACACTGACGCTCCTCAAGGCAACGTCCTCGCTACAATTATTACTACGTAGGAATTAAAATGGCATCTACTCTCGGAACCGTAGCGAGCCCACTTGGGCAGTTTCTCATTACCCATTCGACGGGCACTTCAATTAGTGTTGAGAACAATGTCACAGGTACTGCCCCGACTTTGTACAACATTGTCATCACAAACAATTCTTCTGTGTCGGCTTACTTAAAAATAGCAGAAACGCAGTCTGTAGCTAATGCAGATGTTGCAAACCCAGATTTTAAGTTTTTTGCTCCAGCAAATAGCACTGTTTCATACATCAATGGGACAGGTCAGCCCGTCGCTACAGCGCTGACATTTTGGGTCACCTCGACCCAAGCCAACGCAACCACCCAAGGTGTCCCAGCAGACACTGTAACCGTTCGCATAGTTGCTCAATAGGACTAATGATGAAGAATATTCTCGATAAACTGTTCTGCTCTCAAAAACGCGTCTCTTGGCGTCGTCTCGCTGTCCTCGCCTTGGGCACTGCCCTCCTTCTTCTCAACCGTCTTGACTCTCAAGAGTGGTTGTACTTGGGCCTTGCTTACATTGCAGGGGATTCGGCAGAAAAAGCCATGAGTGCCATCTCAAAGAAGTAGTGAATGTCCTTAAGTGTTACCAGTTGGCCTCAGGCTTTTGATTTTAGGATTGCTCATGAGAATGCTGCGGGCCTAACTGTAAATTCGAATTGTCTTGGCTCAAACGGCATAATTAGGCAAGTCCAAGTAAATAATAGTCAGGGAGACCAAGACGTCTTTATAAAAATTAAGGATGCTTTGTCTGCTGCAAACAACGAAGAAGCTGATTGGATATTTCGAGTAAAAGCAGGAAAGATCGAAACTGTTTCTTTTGAGGACGCAGGAGCTTTCTCTGCTGGCCTAACTTTTTGGGCTACAAGGGGAGCTTCAAACAGTAATGTGACTGCTCCGAGCGTTGTTACTAATGGGACAGTGAAGGTAACAATACTGGTTGACAGGGCGTCCACTGAAACAGAGCCAATTAATGTAATTTCTACTGGGTATGCTTAATGGCTTCGTACACAAAGACCACTCCCACTTCTTTGGCTGATGAGCTTGTGTGTATCGTCAGCACCTCGACGAGCGCCGACGACAACATCACCGGGAGCACTTCGGGAACTCTCTACCTCGTTGAAGTGGATAATACGCTTAACGAAAATACAGGTATATACTTAAACATCGCGGAAGCTTCCAGCGCAACGTCAGGAACAACAGTACCCGACTTTCGTCTTTACGTTTCAGCAGGAAAAAAGTCTACGTTCACTTGGTCAGAAGGTCACAACTATTCGAGTGGACTCTCTGCTTGGGTAACTTCATCTAATGTGTACACAGAGCTTTCTGGGCCATCGAATAACGTCATCATAAAAATTCTGGTGACAGCGTGACGGAAACTGTCCTGCCTCTTTTGGGCTCCCTTTTTTTTGGCTTGTTTGTTTGGTTATTTTCTAAAAAGAAAAAACGTAAAACGACAAAAGCGCCACCTGAGAATTCTGTACTTAGTGCTTCTCGCAAAAATATTAAGCAGAATCTTGAAGAACAAACAGAAAAAATAGAAAGTGCTGTTGAAGGGGAAGACCCTGCTGGAGACTTGGCGGATCTTGGAAATTCGAGAAGAAGATAATGTTTTTATGTTTATTGCTATCTCCTCTCTCTTGGGCGGTAGAGCCGCTACCTAGACCGGAAGCGCCGGAAAAAGTAGACGGAGAATGCCAAAAAACATACCCTATACGTGCGGGACAATCATTCCATCCTTCTCTGCTCTCGTCCTCTCCGTCGATTGCAGCCTGCTCCGGTTTGGTTGTCCCGCTCTCTGATTATGCAGACCTCCTATCCACAGAACAGTGGGCAAAATCGTTAGAGGCTCAGTTCCGCGTCGAAGTGAGCGCCATAGAAATGGAACGAGATTGGTACAAAAATAAGTTAGAACAAGCTAACGAGCCCCTCCCTTGGTTAGACCGGCCTACTACCCAACGCTGGCTTGGTAGAATAGAAACAATCGCAATAGTAGGTATTGTTACTGCGGGCCTTGGCACTACTTACTACTACTCTTCTGGTATGCAAAGATGAAAGAATTTTGGGATTCAAAAATGGTGATATGGATTGTCTCTCTTATCTTCTTCGCTGGTGGCGGCTGGTTTCAGGTCGATGCTTTAGCACAAAGAGTGAACAAGCTGGAACTCAAGCAAGACGCAGTGGGCGAAGACATTCGAACAATGATGAAAAACCAAGCCAAGATGTGCCAAGCGTTGAATGTGAGTTGTCAGTGAGGCCCTTTCTTCTAGATTACGTGGAGTCTTTAGGGCACACAGTCTTCGAAGAAGGGAAGTACAACCTTAATATTATTGGTATTCGAAGCCGTGACCATAGTCCGAATCGTTTTGACGACCGGATTTGCGTTGTGTTTCGGGATGAACAGGGGTGGATTACTCGAACTTGGGAATGCACTACAGAGCCCGGTAAGTACTGGCTTGAGAATCCTACAAACGTAAACGGTACGGCGGTGTTGGTTCCCGGCCAATACAGAAGTGTGTGGAAGATTGACAAACACCAAGGGAAGTATGATGCCCTCTGCCAAAGGAACGGTAAGGTCAAGGTTTACCGTGATAGCAATAAAGACGATGTTATTGACCTTGATGTACAGTCTATTACTGAAGGCTATTATGGGATCAATATTCACAAAGCTGGAGAATCTTCTACGCAAGTAGACAAGTGGTCAGCCGGTTGTCAGGTTTTTTCTAATGAAAAAGACTTCGAAGAGTTCATGAGCATCTGCTACGCAGCAAGGGAGAAGTGGGGTAACTCTTTCAGTTACTGCCTAATCGATGAACCGGAGTTCTAATGGACGCTATTTTAGACTCGCTCCTCTCAGGCGGGCACCTTGGACTTTTTGCTGCTTTTTTGATTTACCAGTTTATGGCTATGCAAAAACGCCTAGACAAACTCGTAGAAGGATTTCAAGAGCAGTTAGATGAGATTCGTAGGGAGTACGACTCTCGCTCAGAGAAAATGCGGGAGCGGTACGATAACGTCATAAAAGAATATCGAGACACGGCTGACAGCCAGTCAAAAGACTTTTTGATTACCCGGACTAAAGTACACAACGATATTGTGGCTAAGTTAGACCGACTACTAGAGAAAAAGTAAAGACCCCCAACTCTTGATTCTCAGGCAAGAGTTGGAGGCCGGGTTGTCCTGTTATCACAATACTTTCTGCTCCCACAGGACTGCGTGGAGGTGAGGATGCTCCCATTTCAACGATCATGAAGGAGCTTACCGTTGCGACTGCCGGTTTCGGGGAGGTAAACAAACAAAAGCCTCCCCTGCGTACGAAGCATGGCCGTACGATTCTATTTTAACAGCGTAGTTCTTGGGGTGTCGGACACATTATGTCCGCTTAGTCCCAAGTGTCATTAGACATGACCCTTGAAGATGCGAACCAGACCGAACGGATGAGGTCAATATCATCCATTGGGTCCATAGTAGCTGGCACACGGGCAATCAAGGAATCATCTCCAGCGTACAAACTAAGGAATCCCGGGTCAGAAACAAGACTCAATCCGACTGTTGTCTTTATCTCAGAGGACATTTGGTTCACGGCTTCTTCTATGAGACTACTTGCCATACGACTCGTTTGCCTCCTCAAGTGGATTTCCTTCAAGTGGGATTTGAGTTTCTTCTTGAACTTCTTCATCCTCAACATCATAGCCTTTCGGACTGATTTCGACATAGTTCCACTTGGCTCGTGCCCTGCCTCTTGGCTTAAACGTAGACATTAGGATCGCCTGAAAACCACTGGAATGTTCAAGCCTCTCCATAGTTCTAGCTAGGGTTTTCGCGTCCCACATTCTATCATCAAGAACAAGAACAGTCGGACTATCATCAGTAGACAACGCTGCTCCCATAGCTGCTAAAACTCGTGCTTCTGTGCTTCCCGAAAGAGCATAGTGCTCCACGTCCCCTCTTTTCAGGAAGATTGAGAAGCCCTTCAGGTCGTGTCGGATACCGAACTTATCGCCCTTGGGCAAGAACTTGTTCACCCTCCGACAGTACTTCGTGATTTCGGGCGTGAGAAGCATCATCAACGCAACGTCGAGGGCCTGCTCAAGAGTTTCAAAACTCTTCGCATCCTCTTCAGCGCGTTTAGCTTTCTTCCTTGCGCTTTGTGTCTGACGATAAAGAGTTCCCTTTACCCAAAGAGCGCTAATCTCATCGAAGTATTGAGCAGAACCCTTGAGTTCCTTCAGCTTGTCCCGGTCTGCGATATGCAGTGCAAGTTTGCCCAAGACTGATTTCTCTTCTTCTGTGAAGCCGTCTTCTTTGTACAACTTCTTGAGCCACTCCAGTTTTACTGCCAACTGCATATCATCAGTAAGCTGTGTTTCTTTTGAATGGTCCATTGGCTCTGCAAGACTGAATTGCTTGAGGATTGTGTCTGAAGCCTTGGACATGGATTTGCTGTCTCTCTTCCAAGAGCCACAAGCTTTGTAGGCTTTGATGACGTCCCCAACAGTTAGGTCTTTTCCGTAGTCTGGAAGAATCTTTTCAAGGGGGAGACTGAGGTCTACTTCCTTGTTGGGCAGAAGCTTCTCAAAGCTTTCTCGTGAGAAAGTCTCCTTAATAAGCAAGGGACCAAAGAAGTGCCGTGCTCTTGTTGCTGAGCCGCTCAATGCGTCACGGAGTTCAGCAACAGGAAGAATCGTAGTCTTCTCCCCTGTTCTCTTGGGCCTACCGCCCTTGTTCATCTCCCAGCGACTGGTTGAGCCATCCTCGTACTCAACTTCCGCGAATATCTCTTCTTCACTGCAAGAGAGTTTTCCGAGTTGGTTGCCCGCTTTTACTTGGGCAGAACGGAAGAACAGTCCGTACGCGCTGCCGCTCGTGGCAAGCTGAACAGCCTCTGCGATAGCGCTTTTGCCGCTTTCGTTGGGGCCAATCAGAATGTTTAGGTCTGACAAGTCTTGAGACCATGCCCTCCCGTCTACGCTTTTGATGTTGCTCGTAACTTTAATTATCTTTCCCATTGCCTGCTCCATTTGGGTTGTTGTTGTCGTAAAGGCGTTGCAACACGCCCTGAAAGACCCTTGCGGGTCGGGTTTTTCCGGTTCTCCAGCGGTAGATAGTCTGAGTACTTGGGCCTTCTCCCCCAAGCATTTCGCCTATCTCGACTGACAACTTCTCATCAGTCCAGCCGTCCAACCTAAGAATCTGCAATTGAATTTGGTGGCTCATCACTCTTCTCCCGGACCAAAGGGGAGAGGCATTTGCTTAGGCTTACGCTCCTTGCAAACAATCACCCACCCACTCGACCAATCTTCTTCATCATGGACTTCAATACGGGCCACTTTTTTGAAGACGGCTTCTTCTTGTCCATTCCACCAGAATACGGGTCTTCCATGTTCAAGCGCAAGACGTAGTATGTTAGCAGTAGCCCTTCCACAGTCCACTCCGGTTACGACGAACACGTCATAAGCTTTTTGGCCTGTAGTCGCATTAGAGCGAGTAACGACCCCGCGCTGCCATTCTTCCCAGTCACCGCGAAAACGATTCTCATAATCGGAACGCCCAGACCTCACGAGGGCCTTCTTACCAAACTTGCTATCCATTGTACTGGAAAGAAGCTTAGTTTCAGCGACCACTTGGGCTGGACTACACATAGAACTGTGTGCGTAAAAAACTCTCATAATTTCTCCACCAGTTTTTTCAGTTGTCTTTTAGCTGCTCTTTCTGCACCAATCTTTGCAGTGTAATCTCCAACAAAGACGACAGTAGCGTCTGGAACGGTAGAATTTGGGCGAGGCTCATCTCTACAAATGAGCAGTCTCCAACACCTCCCATCTTTGGGGGCATCTTTTAGGTTAAATATTCTGTGGGTGTAGCTCACTTCATACCTCCAACCAGCTTTGACCCACTTCCGCCTCCGCCGTGTAAACGAGTCTTGCTCCCTCACGACGCTTACGGGTCATTGCTGCTTGCAATAGTTCGGCCACTTCTTCGCCCTTGTCTTCGGGCACCTCAAACATGAGAGAATCGTGGCACTGGTTTACGAGACCCGTTCGGGCCTCAAAGTTGAAAGGAAGGGCACCCCGCAGAAGGATGGACACGTCTGTTGACTGTGTGGAAACGGTCCCCTTGCCGGGGGTACCCAGAACTAATTCGAGCATAGCTTCATGAATAATGGAAGCCCCACCTGTTTGGATAGGATGGTTTACCAACTCGTTAATCTTTTCTTCATCACGGAAGTAACGGCGACGACCCCAAAGGGAATCAGCGATAAAACCTTCTCTGCGGTAACGGTTCCGTACTGAATCCCACCACTTAGGAATCTCAGGGTCAGCGCGTTTTAGCCCGTGTACAACATCGCGAATATCTCTGTGGGTCAGGTGTGAGTAAATGAGACTACCCGCCTCATCTTCGACACTGATGACTTGCTCGTGGATTGTGGGGACACTCGCTGCGTATTGCCAAGCGTATCGGACATTCTTGGTAACGCCTCTAGTAGACTTGAATGTTCCTTTACCTTTCTGAGTTCTTTCCTCTGGCGCTCCCTCCAAGTCCCATATCCCTTTGCCATATACAATCTCCATCGTCTCGTTGTGTGGGTCCAAACCCGTGTTGATAATCTCAATAAGCCTGTCAGCGCCCGACTCTTCTGCGATGTACCGAAGCTCCAACTGGTCTGCATCGGCACCGACGAAAACGTGACCCGGTTCTGGTACAAAAATATCTCTAAGAAAGAAGGGTATGTTTTGGGCATTCGGGGCACTAGACGAGTATCGGCCCGTTGCTGGAAGACGGTTGTACGAAGGGTGTACACGTCCATCGGGCAGAACCAACTCGCCGCTCTCAAGCGGTCGAATGTATGTGCTCAAGAGTTTGGTGTATCTCCTAACCATTCGGATTGCTTGAATAAATTCTCTTTTCTCTTCATCAATGTCGTACGTAGTTAGAATCTTACGGAGAGTATCGTCATCAGTGCTTGGGTCTCCGGTCTTGTCGTTGTACTTGACGGGGGGGAGTTTCCAATCAGAGAAGATTAGCCTTCGAAGCTGGTGCGTAGAATTTGGGTTGAAGTTTTCTGGTCCGAGGTTTTCTGTGAGAGCCCTGTTGTCTGACAGTTTCTTCTGGAACTCATTCTTGTGTTCTTGAAGCCTGTTCTGGTCTACAAACATTCCCAGACGCTGCATCCCTGTTCCTACCCACTGAAGCTGGTGCTCAATAGAAACCAAGTCCCACTGGGAATGAGCCTTAACTTGACGGGCAAGAGGCTTAGAAACCTTAGCTGTGACCGCACAGTCCTTTGCGCAATATGTGTGTAGTTCTAAGTCGCTGCGTGCATCAACAGCGGTGTGATTAGCTTTCCAAGCCTCAGTGAAGTCCGAGTAAAAGCTGGTCACAAACCCCAAGTTATGGGGCATCTCATTGTCGGCCAGAAGATGTAGAAGAAGAGTATCAACGGATAGTTTCGGTGTAACTCCGAGTTTCTCTTCGCATACGAGCCTATCATATTGCCCTGCGTTGTGGCCCAAGAGAGGTACAGGAGGATCCTCTAGAAAGATTCTAAGCATCGTGTTGACACTGGCTTGGTCCCTCTCACTGAAAAAAGTGCTGCGACCATCAATACTTAGGAGAGGCACGACCATACTAAAACGTGTGTTTGCGAATCCTATACAACGGAGTCGCGCATCAAGAGGGTTCTTTGCATCGGTCTCAACATCGTAGGCAACTGGACTGTCATCGTTTACCAAGCGCTCGAAACCTTGGACAACTTCCTTGAGAGTTTTGGGCAAGAATATTTCAGGGTCTTGCCAACTCAACTCATCGTTGAAGAAGCGAATTACCTTTTGTATGTCACGCTGAAATACTGGTTGCCATTTAGGAGACCTAAGAACGAACGAAGGGTGGAGCGTGTAGCCAATCTTGACCTTACCCCAAGGCATTTTTATTTCTTCACACGCCCCACGCATAGACATGATTGAAGCGTTCCCACCTCGTACAGCGCGTGCAGCTTCTGTCCCGAGGCAGATAATCTTATCGAAACCTCGTATCTCTTCCATGAGCCTACCGGAACAGGCCTCTGCGGGAGACAGCAAGAGTTCTTCTTTGTTCGTCTTTCTCTTTTTGTTCGACCGAGAATGCTGGACCATAAAGGTATCGAGCCGGTTCCCGGGAGGGCGGCATGCAATAGCATTAGTGATAATACATTCAGAGCGTTCTATACCCGCGTTGTCCAAAGCCGCTTGAAGCTCATGACCACTTGGGCCAACAAAAGGACGACCTTCAGAAGTCTCATGCGTACCGGGGAAATCTCCAATAATGACCAATCGGTCAGTTTTGTGAGACTCCGCCAAGACGGGCACGTACTCATCGTTCTTACGGAGTTTAATCCCTAAGGAGCACTGGTTGCATTGGGCACAAGAAATCGACACGGAGGTTTATCCAAGAGAGGGAGAAGGTTGCTATCGCCACTCAACGGGGATGCTTAGCCCCTAGCAGAACCGACTTTAGCGGCGCAGCGATAGCAAAAAAGGGCGGGTATTTTTTCGACCGACCCGCCACGGTCGCAACAGGAAGGCAGACTATTTCCACCGTCTGCCATGGTGGTATTCCAATCTGTTAGTCGTCAGACCCGAGCAGAAAATCGAAGTCATCACCCGAAGCCGCACTTGCTGCCTGTGCAACTGGAGCCCCGCCCCCATTCGTTTCTGCTACGTCAACATCTTGCGGACTCAAAGCAGTGGCTTCTGCCATCTGAGCATACCGGTCTTTGATGTAGTAAGTATACTTAGGGTACGAACCTTGGACAGCCTTCCCGGTGCTATCCATTTCTGGTGGCACGTAGTTAAAGTACACGGTCTTTCCGGCCAACTTATGGAACGGAATGTTGCTCTTCCCACCAAGCTTGTTGGCAGGAACACCTGCACTCTCCAACATAGCCTTCAGGAATGGAAGGGCATTGGGAGAAGTGAGGTTGAAAGAATCCCGATGGCGAACACCATCAGTCATGTAGTAGGCGTAAAGCCGACCAGAATCTTCGAAGTGGTTAAACTCCAAAATTGTGCCAGTATGAAGACCAGCCTTGAGGTATCCGAGACCACCAGAGGCTGCTTGAATACCAGTGAAATCAAGTTCAATGCTCAATTTTTCCATAACTACCATTGCTCCTGTTCATCGATGAACATGCGGTCAAGGATATTCTCTCCCGCGTTTTTAATTACCGCGCGGTGCAGCGAATCCTGCAAAACCCAGCGGACGTGTCGCAAGTCATGTTTGCTTGCAAGTTTTTTCCCAGCTTCCGAAAGTGTGGTCCTCCATTCTTCAAGACCATTTTTAAGTACAAGGTCTGCGAGTCTTTCAGCAGTCTTGTCCATCCACTCGAGTCCTTTCGGGCGGGGCAAATCATATCCGGCAGCGATTAGCGCTTCTCTGAGGTTCATCGGGGCCGGGTCAGGCAGGACACCAAGACGGTCGCCTGCAATGTAGTCAGGGTGTGGGCCTGTACGAAGTAGGTACTTCCAAGGAGCGGCTGTTTCTTCATACTCAGCACGGGCAACAATATCTGCGAACGCTGAAAATTGTTCTGGAAGCTGGCCGGGAAGTTTAGGTCCGCCACGAACCTGCTTCCCAGAAGAAACCTTAGGCGGAACTTGGTGGCAGTTAAAGAAAACGTGTGTTCCCTTTGATGTAGCGTACCGGGCTGAATCCCGCATGAACAAAACTTGCTGGCGAAGTTTACGCCACATATCACCAAAAGAATGTTTCTTCTCAAGGTCTGTCACAGTTCCTTCGACCAACAAAGAGAAGTCATCCACAACGATGGTAGGAAACTTGCCAGCGTTATTAGCTACCATTTGTGCGGCATCCTCAACACCCGCAGGTGTAGCAGTCCTAATGTTCTCCAAACCCAAGAAGTTCTTGAGGGGAAGGAGTCCTCCGGTCTGCGCAAGGAATAGGCCTCCTGCACCGGCTGCACCTGTAGCTGTGCTTTTTCCTGTTTTTGAGGGGCCGTAAATTACCCCAAAGATTCCGTCACTCATGCTGTTCCTGTTGTCTTGTTGTACTTTTTCATGTTCGTCTCTGCCTTGACCACACGGGTATTCCCATCTCCGTTGCCGCCACCCTTGGAAAGCGGAACCTTGTGGTCAACGTGGGTGTCATCGCCTTTAGATGCTCTACCTTCTCGGAGAGCTTTTCTACGAGCCTTATTTCTCAGTACTCGGAGAGACTTCGTTTTCTTTCCGTACTTCTTGTCGTGGGCTTTCTTGTCTTTTTTATCAGCGTATGGCATCTTCTGGTCCCCATTGGCAAAGTTCAAAGGCGTCACATTTACCGTACTTACCCCAACACGTTTGGTCACTGTAGACGGCGGGCCACTCAAGAGGCGGCTTGCCTACAAACATATCAACCATCTGTTCCTGTAGGGCTAAGTTCTTTGCGAATACCTTGATGGCGTTAGGGGCAGGCTCCAGAACTGTGCGGTCAAAACCAAAAGGCTCAGACAGTTTCACGCGGTTCACGATTATGCCTCCAAACTTCTCTCCCCAAAGCTTTCGACCAAACAACTGGTAACCAAGAAACTGTCCGGAAAGAATGTGCTGTCGGAGAGTCTTGCTCTCAATGCGGTAGCAGGATTTGTGGTCAACAATCCAGTAAGTACCGTCTGCATCTTTTACGGCTAAGTCAGCGCGTTGGGTGAATAGGAATTTACCTTCACCACCAATCTTGGGGATATGCGCTCTCAACTCTTCTTCGACCATGACGGGCTCCCAGCGGCAATACTGCCAACGAGCCTCATATTCTTTTAGCGCTAATACAATAGTAGGGACGTGTACGCGCCAGAGCGCGACGTCGTGCGCAGTCTCTGCTGCCTCTGCCTCAATCTCTGACAAAGCATGCACAGCCTCCTCAGGCGTGTAGTAAGTGTCAGGGTCTTCACCATTCAGGACACAGCGTTTGCGTGCGTAGTAGTGGGCCAGTCCGATGTGGAGAAGGCTACCCTTCACAAGTGGCATACTTGTCTTCCACTTTAGGGCTCCTGTCTCACGCCAAGCGAATAGACGTAAGCAGCGGGATGCTCCCTCAATGCGGTGCCAACCGCGCTCGGATGGGCCAGCGTTAAGAAGAATCCTAGACATTGGGCCACCAGCTCGGAGCAGGCGTTCCTTTCTCCCACTTGGCGAAGTAAGCCTTCTCGTTGATGTAGTACGCACGGTACGCATCGAAGAGAGAGTCGCATCGGTACTGGTCGGGCATACATTGCGGAGCAGGATAAGCGCCCTCATTGGGAAGAAGACTAATCTGTTCTCGGCATTCTCGAATAACAGCCTCACACTTGTGGACCTTGCCGAACCGCTTGGTGTACTCAGAGCAGATAGCTAATCCGTGTTCACAGAGCCACAGGAAGGTGGTCTGGCTACGACGCGCCCATACGGTGCTTGGGTGGTTCTTGTAAGCGCTCTTGTAGGCCGAGGTACCACCATGCTCATTGACGGCGGTACAGAGCATCTGAGCGGTCTCCAGAGCCATCTTGGGCACATGCTTGTCGCAAAGCGAACGGGCAGCGAGGCCGGGGTCGGGGTGAAGGAAGAAGATGTTCATGGGTACTCCTGTTGAAAGGTGTATTGAGGCTATCACAGGTGTCGGACACCTGTCAATGCGCTAAGTCGAGAAAAGTGAAGAAATCCTACCAAGCAGGTCTTCCTGAGTCCCCGAAAAGGCAGCTTCAACCTCTTGAATCACTTCATCATCAGCTACCTGTCCAACTGCTGGAAGTTTGTCCACAAGCAACTCTGCGACGTGTTCATCAACTGTTCCCGAAGCGATAACGTATGTAATTAGTACTGGCCTCTTTTGTCCCAGACGCGCGAATCGGCCTTCCCACTGTCCAATGGAACGGGGTGTCCATGGCAGCATTACGAATAGGGCTAAGTCTGTGTCCTGAAGATTGACTGACTCTCCCCATGCGTCTCCGGTCCCAACGAGTACGCACCCGCGAGACTCCTCCATGTACTCTTTCCTAATCTGATCTCTGCCTTCAGAAGTAGTTCCGCCATGGGCACACCATATCGGACTATCACCAATCTTTCCGGACAACTCTTGTCCGAGTTTGTCGCAGTCTTTTCTACGTCCTGTGAACACAACCACTTTCTGTCCGGACTTCACAGCATCGCAAACCCTATCAATGATGTACTTGCGCTTACGTGAAGCAGCCTCGTGAAGCATAACCTCGAACATACTCTCTCTATCGCCGGTCTTTGCCACACGTTTTATGTCTTGCCTAAAAGCTGATGGTCGGTTCTGTTCCGACTGTTCGAGGTAAACCACCTGACGCCGCTTGTTGGGCAAACGAGCGTTAATTGCTTTCTGGCTTGTGTTGTGCTTTGACCAGCGCAACCTTTCCTGCAACTCTTCCCCGTTGCTAAGTTCGTCGTACTTCCATCCATACGTGTCTTGGTAGCCGCCGCAGTAACGCACACCAAAAGTGTGGAATGTTCCCCACTGCCAAGGCTCGACTAAATCTAACTGTGCCCACAAGTCTTTTGGTCGGTTGGGTATGGGAGTGGCCGTTAAGCCTAAACGCCTTTGGGCTGAGTGGGCTACAGCCATTGACGCCGCTGCTGTATTAGAAAGAGGCTCCCACTTTGATCGGCCATCTTTTCCAACTACAGCTTTGACTCGCTTAGGGTTCTTCGCCCAGTGAATCTCATCCATGACCAGTGCATCGATGCGTAGGCTTTTGAGTTCCTTCTGCCAGTGCATCAGTGTTTCCCATGCAGTGATGTAGATTACATTCTTCTGGTTGGACAGACGAAAAGGTTTATGGCCAGTGAGCATCAAGGGCTCAAAAGAAGAGTACTTACGAATCTCTTCCCGCCATGTCCCCCGGGCGGCTGCTTTTGTAATTACAACCTTCGGGCCTGCGTGAGCAGCGAGCCACACGATACCGCACAGAGTTTTACCAGACCCGGGCGGAGACCAAGCGTGAAAACCCTCACGGTTTAGACCTTTGTTTATGATGGCTTTCTGGTGCTCCATCAAGAAGTCACCCACCCAGTCGTGCAGATACTTACTAGACAAAGCAAGGCTCAGTTTTTCAGTTCCTTCAGGCAGAGGCTTATCAATCAGGGGTAAACAGTTGATAGGAACACGGAAGCCGTGGCTTCTCTTGTTTTTCCAAACCCCGGGAATGTCCTCCAAAAAATGGGGGACCGAATACATACGGCGAAACATTTCTACCTCCTACTGTTGGGGCGAAATGCTTACGACTTTTCCAGCCTCTTCTTTTTTCTGCTTGGGCAAACCTCGGTAGACTTGCACCTTCCTGCCACCAACACGGGCAGGAACTACAGAAACTCCCGGTATGTCTCGAATGGCAAGACGAAGCATGTTTTCGCTGTACATGTCATTCTTACCATTCTTAGTGCAGTACTCCCGATACGAACCATACAAAGTCTCACAGGGAACAACGCTTGCGGCAGCTTGCTCTGAGATTCTCAAGTACGAAGGGCCGGGAGGATAGTTACTAAGTGTTTCGGAAGCGCCGTTAGTGCTAAGTTCAAGGGTGAAGGATTCCATGCTACCCATACTTGCGCCTTGGATTTCTTTCTTGGCGTCGGTGTTGTATGGACGGGCAATGAGATTCCAATCAATCTGGAGATTCTTCAGATAGTTTGCGTAGCCTTGGATCTCTTCGTAAAAGTCTGTAGCAAACTTAGAGGTCTTGGAGTCGAAGCAGGCTTGAAGCATCTTCCGATACTTCTTCTCTGCTTGACCGGGAGACAGAATTGTGAAACGGCGGTCATCCTGTTCAACAAGAAAAGGCCTACGCTTGTTAGAGGTAAGCCACCAAGTCATCCGGTTCGTCACAGTGGTTCGGGCTGCGTAAGGCGTAGAGCAATGAACCCGGTCATCTGTAATCGCGGCCTTAATCTCTGCGATTATGTCTGCGGACTTCTTGTCGATACCAACCTCATCTGCCAGAACAAGAAGACTGGTAACGTAGTGGGCGTTGAAGTTATCGCGAAGCGCCTTGTTGCTAACGACCACAGAGTTCCCTTTACCAATAATCTCAGCAAGGATTCTGCCGTAAAGACTCTTACCGATTCCTTGTTGGGGAGAGAGAACGAGCACCGCCACCATAGCTCTACGCTCCGGATGCTGGACTAAGGCTGCGCTCCAGTGCATCAACCACTTCACAGCTTGCGCATCGCCCGCGCAAAGAAGTTCTACGATTTCTGAAACACGAGAATGTTTTCCTGCTTTTGCTCGGAGGTCTGGCCATGCGTAAAGATTGAGCATCGGAACCTCGTTCTTACGAACAACAGGAGCACGACTGCTCTGACAATCGAAGCCATAAACTTGACGAGAAAGAATATGGTCTATGATTGCTGTTGCATGATTCTTGTCACAACCCTTGGGCAAAAGACCAATGAAGTGGTCAGTCAATGGGTCTTTGCGAATCGGCTGGCTAATTTGCCAAGCGCCTTCTGCGTGTCGGTAGAAGACACCCTGAGTTGCATTGTAAGCTAATCTTCGCTCTGCGTAGTTCTTCAAGTCTTCGGGTATTTCAGCCAAGCGCTGCTCTCTATCCTCCACACTTCGGGCTGCGCGATTCCCTCGCGTTTTATTCTTAAGCCAGAACTGCTTACCCTCATGGTCGTGCCTGTCACTCGTGCATTGCAAAAAGGTTCGGCCATCTGCCATGACACGTAGAAAAGCTGAACCGGGGGAGGCGTCTTCTTGGAAGGGGCAAGTACATTTATACTTCCCTTCCCCATTCTTCATGAGGGCTGCGACAGAAGTAATCTCACCCGTGTCGAGAATCAGTTGAGTATCCAGCTTGAGAACGGGCTCGCCAGCTTTGCGTTCTTCTTTTTTATCCTGCTTGCTTATTTCATCTGATTTCAAGGGGACACCCGCTAAGTTCATTTCTACAACGTATTCTTCTCCGTCAACTTGGGCAGGCAAAGCATAGTGTCTGGATATGTTCCGCGCCTGACGGTCAACCCCAGCATCATAACCCATAAAGCGTAATCCCTTCGCCCATGCGGTTGGATATTCTTTTGGGGTGAGGGGCCTATCCAAGAACAGGAGCATACGGTATCGGGGCTCACTTGGTCTATGGCTCCAAGTCGTGTGTAGGATGAACGCTATGTTTTTCTTGCGTAGAATCTTCGCCACAAAGTCGGGCGAGTCTTTGCCATGGTCAAAGTCATAGACAAGGACTGTCACTTCGCTGACGTTATCATTCGCACGCTTAGTGTTCGGCAGGTAGTTCGCTGGAGACCAACAAGGCAAACGCTTCTTGGGGAACTGCGCTGACCTTTTTGGAGGACTACTAAATATACGGCTAAGATTTGCGGCATCCTTGACGGTAACAGCCACAGGCGATACACTAGTAAAGCCTTCTTTGAAGAGGGTGATGTTGAGAGGGAAAAGGTTCGGCATCTACTGCTCCTAAGCAACCCCGGTTGTGCTCCCGCAAAGGTGCAACCGGGGTTTTATTTTATTCTTCTTCGACAAGACAAGGGGTGGGAGAGCGGTCTTCCCAGAAAGCCTCAAGAGACTCACTGAGTAGAAACTCAATGGTAGAGTTTGTTGTAACGTATTTGTCTGGAAACATTGCGCTCAACAGATTGGACGCGCGTTTTACTTCATTCCAAAGGTCGGGGGGTAAACGCAGAGAAGCAGCTTTGCGCTCCCTTTTACCCGTGCCGCCGTTTCGTGCGGCATCCAATACTTCAGACTGTCGGGCCTTTCCGATAAAATTTATATTAAGCATCATTGCTCCATGCTGTGTTTGTACCAAAGAAGAGGGCGACGGTTCCCCCGTCGAAACTGCCGCCGTGTATAGCCGGAAGCCGTAAGAAGCTTCGCGGCAAAGATTTTCACCTTATGGGGCGAAAAGATGGGTGAGTCTCCGTAGACCTCATCCAAAAGGTCATCCATGGTGAAACTACCCATTGTCTCCATGAGACGAGAGGCAGCACCCAGAACCTCATCGGGACCACGAGAGTCTGTCCCAACAGGAGGACTCATCGATAGGACTAATCTAAGTGAGTAGGCAATAGCTTCATTCCGGGGGATACCCAGAGCCAAAGAAGCCTGATTCGCGAGAGTCAGTAATTCGTTCTTCGTAGTCATGGAGACAGACTATAGTATGCGGAGAGTGGTGTCAAGCATAAACTATGTGATTCCACAGTACCGTCAAACATAATTGCCTGACGCTTGTGAGTACTTGTTAGCCTTAGGGATAATATAGGTTTAAGCTACATTATTAGCTTCGCGAAGAAACCCAGCTTCTGGGGTTACGCTTCCCTCCACCCTGTCAGTACCTATTACCCCCTGATACCATAGGTTATTAGGTTCTTGCTTCTAATAGTATAGACAGCAACTTTTTCTGGTCAGCACCTGACTCATACGTAAGTGGTTGTTTTGTCTGACAGAAAACCCTCTTGCTTACATGTACTAATAAGCGGCAAACAATTATAGGTGACAAAATAGAGTTTCGCAGAGAGACCCAGCTTCCGGAGTTCGGACGGTCATCACAGGAGTCCGAGCCAGATTTCCTGAGAGATAAACTCCAGACGACGAAGGAGGGCTAATCGTTTGAGAAAAGAGTTTTTCCACAGCGGTTAGCCTTTCGTAAAAAAAAGAAAAGGGGTAATCCACAGGAGAGATAGAAACGCGAACCCATCTCCGCAAAATGCGTTTTTGTTTTTGCAAGTAAAAACATGAAACTTTCTTCAGAGATGAGACGTAATCTGAAGACAAAAAAAAGCCCCGACCGAAGTCGAGGCTAAAAACTAATTTGTTTTTTTACCGGGTGAAGTAACTCCACGCGGCGTTCAATTGTTTTTTATGGAGATGAATCCATTCGTACCTTACACCGCACTCCCACTCTTGTCCGTAGTGACGATAAAAAGCCGAAAGCATACCTTCTCCCGGTTCAGCGTTAATCTCAAACTCTCGGTAAGAAAATTCACCGACACCTCCAGCTTTCCTACAATGGATAAGAAAAACATTCGAAGGTAAATCCCGTGCACGCTCCCGAAGGTGACGTGTAGGATAATCCAACAAACTTACGTTCGGCCATCCTGTTTCTGTTGTTGTCCGGCCCATAACTACGCTCCCAAAGAAGACAGAACAGAAAAGGCTTCCGCCGTTTCTACCTCGTCAAGCTGGTCTTCGAGTTGAGTCAAAGCCACAGAGAACATTTTCTGGTAACCGACAACGCGCTGACGCAAACGGCCACAACGCGACGACTTAGTTTTAAGGGCACGCTTTCCAAGGTCGTCAGTTTCCAGAGATTCTTGCATAGCTTTTATCTCTGTCTCAATGGAGTGAGTAAGACCGCTGATAACAGCAGACCTAAGCTGGTCATCCATTGCAGTCCGGACAGAATAAACGACGTTTGATTTGTCCGGAGAAGAATCCTGAATGGATTGCGCAAGAAGATTCCAACGCGGAATAGCTGGTTCAGGGATCCAATAGAAACCGCCAGTTGGCCGCAAAGATACGCCATGCAAACGGTCAACCATTTTAACCATCGCAATTCCCAACTTGTGAGATGAGCATCTTTGTTGCTCGATTTGATAGCGGTGAAGAATAGCATTCTCTTCCGGTGGGTTGAAAATGCTACCGTCAGCAGGATTGCGAAACACGGGTTCTGTTTTACCATCAGGCAAAAGAGCGTCGAAATCTACCGAGTGACCAAGACTAACGCCGTTAGAATCTTTCTTCTCTGTTACGACAGCGTAACCACGCTCACCAACCAAGGGCCGAACAAGGCGACGACGGTTAGCGCACACCGAAGTGAGAGCAATTTTAAGCGAAGCTTTGTTTGTGTTTTTATCGGGAGCAAAAGTTTCCATGTTCTGGTTCTCCAGTTCTTTCTTGAGAAAGTCAGCATCCGTTTTGTTGCCGAGAGTCCAGTACACAATTTGCCCGAGAGCGCTAATTTCTGTGTTGTTGTCGGGAGATTTGTTGATTGAAATAGACATGATATTTTTTCCTGTTGAGAAAAGAGTTTATTTAGAAGGAATAACAAGTGTTTTTGCCCAACCGGGAACCCGGTCAGGCGAGCAATGACGACCCATGAGGGCCACAATTGTTTTGACTCCGCGAGGAGAGAAATCCGGCCACGGTGTATACCCATCGGTAAACACGACGAGAATATCGGGACGGGGACTGAGTTTAGAAATGGCCTCGAAACCTACGCGCAAATCTGTACCACCTCTGCCAGCGAACGGAATTTTCCGAACGTCGGTAACAGGCTTGAGAGAATGAACAGCGGTATCAACGACACAAACTTTACCGGAAGAACCGGCAGACATTCGAAGGCATGCCTGAGCCTCTGGAAGAATGTTCTCTAAATCTGTGGAAGACATAGAACCGGACGTGTCTACCATTAGAGAAATTTCTGGTACTGGACAAACGCTACCCGGTACAATGACCGACCCACCAACGGGAAAACGAGACAGTTTAGAATAGGAATAATCTCCATTGCCCCGAACCCAAGCTGCTGCATTTCGTGAATAATTACGCAACTTGGATTGCCAGTTTACTTTCGGAGGAGAAAGAACACCGGCAGACCATTCAATGAGATTACCGGGAATATCTCCCCGGGTTCTCGCGGCCTCCTTGATTGCCTCCGCAACTTGCTTGGCAACAATTGTTAGGTCTGTTTCATCCATACCGGGACCACCGTCCGAAGGCGCTGGTAATTCGTAGTCTTTTTTCTGGCCGTCAGCAGCAGAACCGCATTGACCATTGGCAACTGAGGGCTTGCCAGACTGAGAAGAATTTTCCCCATCATCTTTCTTTTTCTTTTTCCACAGTTCCGCGTATTCCTCGAAAGTACGGTGTTGCGGAAAACCATAGGTTTCTGGGTAGATTGCATCCAAGCCATCCAAGAACCCTCGCATTTTATCGCTGTCATTGATCTCAATATCCCCGATGATGTTTAGTTCCTCTGGACTGAGGGACAAAAACTCACCGCGAACGAAGTGCTTGCGAAGAACGTGCTGCAATTCATGGACCATAACGCCAACACGTTGTTTCAATGTGATTGAATCCCAATAAGGAACATTCACATAAACTCGACCGTGTTTGTCGATGGCCATGGTGGGCACGTCGTCACACTCAAAGAAAGAAAGTTTAGAAAGAACAGCACCGAAGTACGGGAACTCATGAAGAGCCCGAATTCGTTCTGATTGCATACGCCTGAATTTTGTTAGAGCCATTTTGTTAACCACCATTTGTATCCAGAATCGAAGCCGATTGGATGACGTTGAAAAAGACCGCTCAATATTTTGTGAGCAACAACATTCCTTTTGTCATCGAGTTGAACGAACCCGACCACACCAACGATAGTGTTCTCATCAAGTTTTGTAGCGTGAAGAATCTTCCCGGGTTGAGAGAAGTTTTCATTGATTAGAACTAATTCGTGGAGTTTGTTTCCGCGTACCAGAGAGAACCAAGAATTTTTCTCCAGAGTATTTGAATACCTACTCCGAGAATAAAGCCCTAAGAAAGAAGCGAGGAGTGCAGTGTTACCGAAATACTCGACAACTTTCTCGTAACGAAATTCTTTTACTTTGATATCGAAACTTTTCTCTACGCCTACTCTTACTTGATACGTGTACCGCGAACGCGCTTTTCGAATCTGTTCAGAATAAACCTCTCCAGAAGCTGCATAACTTTTTCGTTTATACAGCCAGTTGAGAGTTTGTCGTGCAGCAGGAGGAAGAATTTTTCTGTTCTCCTGAAGCACGTAATCTCCATGGTGATCAACCTTCTTGAAATTTGTGCACTGCATCCAAGCATCATAAATCTCAAGGCAACGCGGTTTCTCGCCAGTCCAAAGGGCCATAGTTCTAAGCTCTTCTACGTTGTCATGTGCGTGAAGAATAATTGATCCGTCCAAACCATAAGTAATTTCATGGTGTTGTCCGGAGCAACGACATTTAGAAGTGACCGTCCGTGGGTAGTTTTTACAAGGATTAAAACGACGCTCTTTTACGAGATCTATTTTCTTGCTTGGAAATACCTTACTTACGGTAGCCCTCTTATCCACTACAAAATGGTGGCCACAATGATTCTCGTTATGGTCAACCATAAACGGAAACAAATGGAGATAGCGTCTTTGAAAATTCTTAGGCACTATTCACCTCCCATGAGACCAGCGGCCTTGAGCATTGGGAAGAACTTTTTAGCGGCGGAAGGAATACCCTTCGCTTTGCCACGATTCTTTGCGAGCATTGTTGCACCCAGAGAAGCGAGGTCACCAAAGTTCTTGTCGTAGCAGAACTCAAGAAATTCCCAGCCCTTAGCCCAACGGTCGGGAGTATTGTTTTGAAGGACACAAGCGAGAACAGCATTGATGACAGCAAAAACGCGGTCGTCATCATCGGGGAAAGTTTGATGCTGTGGAGCATTGAGCCAAAGTTCAGGGTCACCAAACTCTAAATCTTTCTCCCATGAAAGATACTCAATACCGGGAGCACCAACAGTTCCTTCGGCAATCATGTGCATAAGGTGAGTTTGACCAGACGCATGGGCAGCAGCGCGAAGCGTCCAGAAATGTTCCCAAGTTCTCCGAGTGTGCGCTGGCTTGTCAGCATCTTCGCCACGTTCCATTAGCTCTCTTTCTGAGATTTCTACATGCTGGGGAAACTTGGACAAGAAATTACCAACCATTGCTTGAGAGGCAGGAATAGTATCGGTCCAACCCTTGGGCAATTGCTTGACCTCGGAAGCGTCCCAAGAACCTTGACGAATTTGTCGAATCCAATCGTGCTTGTCTGGTTCCCATTCGATGGTAAAAGTACGTGTCCGGAAAGGATGGCTAACAGTTCCGCCAGTTGTCGCGATGTTTGACGGGTTCATAGCCATGACCATTGGGGCACCCTTGACGCAAACCTCGCCAATAATTCCGTCAGTCAAAACACCGTGCATGGCAGCTTGGGTCATGCGGGTACCGTCTGAAGCCTCATCGAAAAACAGAATGAAATTCTCAGGACCATTCTTTTCAACTTGGACAGCCCAGTGTGGAGCATAGAAACGCATGGACTTTGTTTCATTGCAGACGTAGGGATAACCGTTGAATTCTGCTGGGTCGTGACGGGGCACGGGAATGTAGACGTAATTCAAGCCACAAAGTTTTGCGGCAAGCTCTACGCCACCTTTGTTTTTGCCGACGCCCGCCCTACCGACAAGACAGGCAGGAGGTGCGAGTGGGGAATCGATTTGCGCAAGAAGCGACAAAGCAAGAGTTTCGAAATGAATGTTAGTTGACATGATTATTTTTCCTGTTGGGAAAGTGCAGCGAATACTGCGGGGTTGTTTGGGCTTATGCCCGAGAGAATTGTGTGACGCTGAATTTGCAGCACCAAGAATTAGGGTCGCCGTATCCCTCTTCCATTTCAAGAGAATCGCAGGCGTTCATAGCTTCTTCGAAGTTTTCATAGAGAACTTCCAAGGGTTCGTTTGTTTCGTTGTTGAAGATTGTGTAGAAAGTCAGCATTTTTTTCTGGTCCTTTTTTGTAGAGTTTTTGGGGCTCGCTTTTATGGGGCGCTGAAAATGCACCTCTCCCCCGCTGCCGAAACAGGCCTTATAGTACCATATCTGAAACCAGAGAACGATGAGAATCGCGTAAGTGTGTGGAATCATTAGGGTTTTCCCGAATAGGTCTGATACCATTGGTGGCGCATATGACGTATCTGCCGATAATGCAGGTTGAACCTGCCATATCGAGGAGCCCTATTCGGTGGGGGTCGTTCCTAACTTTCCCCGGTTTTAGTTCTCAATAAAACAGAAAGCGCGAGAAACCCAGCATCCAATTTCCGTGGATAAAAAGCCATAAGAAATACAGGGGCTTTGGCTTTTGGATAAAATAAAAAAGGCTTGGCTTTTCCCTGCGAGCGCATGAGCTTTCAGTTTTTTTTACTGGCTTTGGCTTTGGCTTTTTCTCGCGGCTTGGCTTTTCCCTGAAAGATAATTCGGCTCAGCAGAAAAACAAGCTAAGCCAGAACCGGGTCGGTCATAGCGTCAGTGGCGCTGCCACTTCCGCAGTCCATTACGATGACCGTCCTCGATACAACCCGCTGCGAAGCATCGAATCTCGGACTGTCATAGGCTCCACCCCGAAGGGTGGAACCAGCGACTCAGTAGAATCGCAGAGGCGGTGGCCCCTTGACCTTGGGCCAGAGGCGCTCGATTGCCTCGTCCGTGGTCAGCGTCTCCCAGTCGCGCTTGAGGTATTCCATCCTCAGGTGCAAGTGGTCGAGCACATCTTCTTCAGCGTCATGGTCCTCAAGAACCTTGACCAATTGGTCGTCGAAATAGACTCCAATGAAGACAGTACCTTCAATGACGTCAGCCTCAATGTTTACAATTCCCATGATATCTCCTGTTGATATGGGATGGAGGGTGGGGAGCCCGCCCCATGCGGGCCCCCCGGGTGCTGATTACTCAGCGGTGACTTCAGCGAGCACGTTGTCGTCGTCCCCAGTCTTCTGCTTCTTGGCAGCGTCTTGGATGCGTTGCTCCGCGTCTTCGATGCTGATTCCTTCCGTCGCGGCCAGTTGGCGAGCACGTTGTTTGAGTTTCAACTGTTCTCGCCGCTTGGCAACCTTGGCAGGAATCGCCTCGCGCAACTGTTTTTCATAGGCTGCGGTCAGCTTGTCAACATCGAGGGCAGCTTGCGGCCAGTAGTCGAGGCCTTCGGTCTCGGCCACCGGCTGGACGTTCTTACCCTTGAATCGTTTCTGGACTCGGAGACCGGCCACCGTGGGGTGGTCTTCCTCCATGACCTCAACAATCTGCCCAGCTTCGTTCATCAGACAAACGATGAAATCCTTCTTCGTTTCGTCGATAGCGACAACCTGAACTGTAAGGGTTTGTGCTTTGCTTCCGTCGTTTTGCATTGCGATTTTCGCCATGCTTCACCATCCTGTGGTTGGTGTGTTTGAGAGCGCCGGGACACCGCGCCCCGGCCACTCATTCAACACACCACCCGAAGATGGTCTCTGAGTTTCATCGACGCGGCATCGTAGCTGCGGGCGTCGCCTCAGGTGCTCGGACTCTCAGGTCAGGACTCTTGACGGGTAGAGTCGATGTGGGTTGGAACCTCCTTGGTTGTTCCCGTCTCGCCCCACCAAGTTATGGCAGTGGTGTCAGAAAACAAGGGGTCAAAGCGAAAATAATTCAGCGCAGGCTCTACGTACAGCGTTTTTTTCCTGAAATTATTTTCATCAAGCTGGTATCAGATGCGATATGGCTTGCGCTTTTCAGGGTATTTCTCGCCGCGCTTTGGGGTCTATTCGCCAGAAAACGATGCACGCGCACGGCCCAGAAAATCCGGACCGCTTCCCGAAGAAGAAAAGGAACCGCGCGGGCGCGTCGCGCGTCCTTAATATTTCGCATGCGCGCGAACCATCCCCCCTCCGCCGCGCTTGCCATTTTTTCTTGGGACTCCTCTCTGACACGTATACCCAACGCCATTTTTCTCGGCAGAATTGTATATATGACCGTCCCAATAGGGACCCGCCTATGTTGCACAGAAGATTTCTTCTGACTAATATGTACTAATGCAAGACCCTTGGATGGCGCTCCTTTATAGGTCGCCAAAAATACCGACTAAACAATTCGCAAAGTCAAATACGACTCTCTACCACTGGGCATTAGCCAACGGATACTACACTCCGTTGATAGAAAGAGAGAAGAAATGGACGATGTGCAGTAATTCTGCGTTCAGAAAAACTCTGGAAGGAATCCGGTGGGTAGTTTGGCAAGACCGAAACTTCTGTCACGGAGTATTTCACGATGGATTTTTGGTTGCCCCAAAAAAATGGCCAGAAAAAGTAAAGCTGGCGTGGGGCTTAAGGGAGCCGCCGACGCCGTATGAGGCAGCGTGCGCAATGCTCATAGAACCGAATCGGGGTTTCTGGCAACTGGCGAAAGGCGCTAACCGATTGGAAATGTCGGTAACCTATTGGTGGCTATCTGGGCTGAGCGAACCTTCTATAATGGCTCTTATGGGCGGGAGTCAGGCTCTGGTATCAGAGGGCTTACATGCCATGATCGCTAATTTCATTCGGCACGCGATGACTAAAAAACGATTCGCTGTTTGGGCGTTGGGATGCGACCTTCGCCCCGCGTGTTCGTCGCGGCACGTCTCTCGTGTAGCACTTGCGCTCATAGAAGGCAAACCAATGAAGCGTGCTGGGGGTGTTAATGGCGGCAGTTCGTATGCTGACAAGGCTGCGCTCAAAAAATTAATTGAGCATCCTTACATAGAGGGCCAACTAAAAAGCGGTGCAAGGCTCACAAAAATTAATCGCACACTATATAAAGAAGGCGCAGTTTGGCCTACAATAGAATCAAAGCTATTATGGCTCAAAGAAAATAAACTCGGTGGCGAGCGAGTGATTGGCGGGAGAAAGATACTAATGCAGTACAAAGAGCAGCATCCCTCTTGGCTTAAAATGACTCACGTATAGGAATTGTAATGGGTTCTATTACTTCAAAGAAAAAACACGCAAGAGCACGGGCCACAATGAAAAGGCTTGGCTTGAAAGGCTTTAATCAGGGCAAGCGGACTCCCAATCATCCAACAAAGAGCCACGTTGTTATGGCCAAAGACGGCGATAAGACAAAACTACTTCGATATGGCGAACAGGGAGCGAAAACAGCGGGGAAGCCCAAAAAGGGTGAGTCTGAGAAGATGACGAAAAAACGGGCCAGCTTCAAAGCTCGCCACGGAAAGAATATCGCTAAGGGCCCGCTGAGCCCCGCCTATCATGCAGACAAGGACAAATGGTAATGTTTGATGATGACGACGAGGTAACTCCAGACGCTATTTTAGAAATGGCTCAAGCCGGAAAAATTCGTTCTTCGAATGATCTAAAAGATTTCGGTGCTGAAATGATGGGCGCTATCGCGCGTAAGGAAGTTACCGTCTCCGCCGCCCGAGAAATGAGGCAGTGGGCAGAACTTGTTTACTCCCTAATTTCTATGGAGGGTTTGACCGGAGGAGACTCGAGCGTCAATATTATTGGGCAGCTTGTACAGATGAGCGGCGAACCGCCTAAGAAAGTTATTGAAGCCCAACCTCCAAAACAAATACCAGAGGCTGAATTAGATTCAGCAGATTTTTTCACTGAAATTGTAGAGCAAGTGAGTAAGTAATGAAAGAAGAGCGCATGGCAGCAGCCAAGGAAGCTGTTGAGTATGGAAAGAAAAAGAAGAAAGATGCTAAGTCTGCGCTATCAGAAGTGTCGGACAACTTGGAAGCTGCGTCCGCGAAGCACAAAAAAGACTCTAAAACAGTAGCTAAAGTAGTAGACAACATGGAAGGCCAAGGCAATCCACACTACAAAGTTAAGAAAGGGTCTTACTAGTATATGGCTGCTCCCAATGCACAGCAGATGCTTCAATTCCTTCGGAATCCCGGGAAAGCGCTGCCTGCTTTTGGGAAAGTACACGACCAGAAGACAAGTAAGTTCGTAAAATATGATCCAAGCCGCATCACATACACGATGCAGAACGAAGTTTTGGACTATCTGAGCAATACGCCTCGGACAAAAAACGGACAGACTAAGTTCTTGACCATTCTCACAGCCCGTCAGATGGGTAAATCGCTATCTGTGGAGTATGGATGCTATCCAAAAGCTGCGTATTCGCCCGGTTGGGACCACGTATGTATCGCAGACAACTCAGATCGGGCAGAATATCTGCACAAACGTGTCCACCACCTCCACGGAAAGTGGCCAGAAGACATTCGATCTCCTACAGTCCACTCCCGAGAAAGTAGGCAGCTTACTTTTAAGCATGAGATGGGCGGAAAAATGCGGATTTTGTCCGCAGAAGCTGGCGCTGTAGGTATCGGACAGTCACCAGACTCTTTCCATGCTTCTGAGTGCGCTTTTTGGGCGGACTTTTCTGGTTCAATGTTTCTAATCTGGCCATCACTCGCTAATCGAGACGACGCTCTCGTAATTTTTGAGTGTACTCCATGGGAAGCAAGGTCAGATTGGCACGAACACTGCCTCACTTCCAAAGCTGGAGAAGGTCGGCACCTGTATAAATTTTTTCCTTACTGGGATGGCAAACTAAATCGCCGTCCTTGGGAAAAAAACTGGTCTTTGGAGAATGAAGAAGTTGAAATGCTCAATAAATTTGGGCACTTAGGACTTACAAAAGAAAACTTAGCTTTCCGCCGCTTCATGCTGTCTACTGACCAGTATCTTAGGCGTAAACCAGAACTTTTTAAGGTCTTTTACCCTTCAGATGACCTTGAATGCTGGATTTCGTCGGCAAATGCGGCTGTCCCCGCCCATGCTCTTGAAAAACACCAGAAATCAGAAATGAAAAACTGGTCTGGACCCTACATGGAGTACGAATCCCCAGAACCGGGGGCGTATTATGTAATTGGGGCTGACCCCTGCGGTCATGCAGCCCGAGATCACGCTTCTTTTCAAGTCTTAAAGTGCTACGAAGGTGAGTGGACGCAAGTTGCGTGCTACGCAGAGCACTCAGACCCGCTTGAGTTTACGAAAAAGCTGGTTGAAGCTGGGTTAAAGTACAATAAAGCTAATATTATTGTCGAATCAAACGGTGTAGGTCAAGGTGTACTATCATTGCTACGAGACTGGAGTTATCCGAACGTATTCTATGAAAAGCATCGGAAACCGGGATTCACGAGCACATCAAAGTCTGTAGACGAGGCTTTGGGCTGGTTAATTGACGGTTTGCTCGATGAACTTGTTTTGAACGACCGAAACACGGTTGAGCAACTAATGTCGTACAAAAACGACAAAAGAATCGAAGAAGGCGCTAATTCTGAGCTTGTTCGAGGACAACCAAACAGAAAAAGACGAGATCGTCACCACTGGGACAAAGTTTCTGCTCTAATTATGGCTATTGTCGGTGCTCGATGGGCTCCGTCACGTCGTAGGCCAATTCGAACTGGCGATAACAATGTTATTGAGTTCAGGCCCATGACATACGATGAAAGAACTGAACACTTTAAAGAGAAGGACCGCAAAAAGCGGAAGACTCGGGACAAGTATTGGCTATGAAGTTCAACAAAGAATATTTGGCAGGATCAAAGCAGCCTAAGAAAAGAAAAAAGTTGATGACTCAGATTGCCGCTTTTTATAAGAAAAACGAAGGTAAGAAGTATACTAAAGGCCAACAAAAATGGCTCAACGCTAAAATGAAAGAGAGGGACGCCACATGAGTATGGAAGGACTGGACGAGGCTGAAAAAGAGGTCTACCGCCGAGGACTTGCTGCGTATATGAGTTCAGGCAACCGCCCTAAGGTTCCTCAACACGCATGGGCTAGAGCCCGAGTAAATAGTGCTTTTGGTAAACGAGAAGCGGCTAAAATTCGCGCTAAGGGCAAAGCAGTTAAGGCAAAAACTAAGAAAGCGTAACTATGTTACACTCACCACAAATTTGGAGAAGCCATGTTTGAAGAAGACGAAACCGAAGAAGAAAAAGAAGACGGGGGAGGAGCATCTTCACGTTTTGCCGAAAGAAAGCCATTGGCAGATGCTGTGCCTAAAGGCGAAAAAGGCAAGCCGAGGGTGCGAGTTGCCATCACGCAGCTCACAAAGGTCAAGCCCCCTAAAACTCGCAAGAACTCCAATAAAGAAGACCGGAAGGCAGCAGCAAAAGAAGCGGCTGAGATGCAGAAAAAAGAGGATAAGAAGTAGTGGCTCTTGACCCCAAAACGATCAAAAATCTGATCGATGCGCACGTCACGAAGGCTAATAAAGAACACAAGTCTTTTGATAAATGGCGTGCTTGGTATCGTTCAGAGTTTTGGGGTGAATTGCAAGACCCAGAGAACGATGGTCTCTTGGTCGAAAATAACTACTTGTATGCTTTCACTGATACGATGGTTGCGAGCGTGTGTCCCCCCACACCTCGCGTCACCTGCGTCTCCAGACAAAAAGGAGAGCAGGCAGAGTTAGCCGCAAAATACCGTGAAGCTTTGATTAACGATGTTTTGTATCGTTCTGATGCTCATGAAATTTTGTGGCGAATGTCAACCATGGCGTCTGTGTACGGTCGGTCAATCGTCAAAAGTGTCTGGAACTTCTCATTGAAGCGACCAGACTTTGTTGTAATTGACCCGCGTTACTTCTTCTACGACATGACGGTCAGCCGTTGGCAAGACATTCGTTACGCTATTGAGGTTACGACCCTCACAAAAGCTGAGTTCTTTTCTCGTTCTAATACGCGACAAAAGAAACGCGGCTCAATGCAGTACGACCCTGCTGTCGCACAGAAAGCTAAGTTTGGCTCGTTTCCGCAGTGGCTAACAGACAAAGAGGACACGTCAGCCAAGTTGTCTGAAGACATGCGAAAAACATTTGAGTGGATTGTAGTCTACGAAGTCTACGATTTTACCAATGATCGCTACTACCACATGCTTGAGGGCCAAGAACAGCCACTGTTCATTGGGGATCTGCCTTACACGTTTGTTCGCAATCCTTTCTTCCGCCTAATCTTCAACGATAACCTCGCAGATATTGGCGGTATGGCAGACAGCCAGTTGGTTGAGCGTCAACAGCGCCGTTTGAATGAGTTGGACACTCTGGAGTTGCGGCATGCTCAAGCGTCTATTCCGGTCACGGTCGTCAATGAATCGCTCGTCGATAACCCCGAAGATTTCATGGACCAAGTATCAACAGCGACCAGCCCGGGAGATGTTGTTAGGCTCATCGGAAAAAACGCAGCACCACTCTCGGATATTATGGGGCAAACGCCAACAGCTACACTTGTTCCTGAATTCAACAATATTCGTGATCGGATTGAGAACACGATACAATTTGTTCTCGGTATACCAGAATATGCTCGCGGTGTTGCCGGAACGTCGGAAGTGGCCACGGAACTTGCGCTCGTAGATGCAGCCATGCGTACTCGTCTCGGACGCAGAACAAAGCTTATCAATCGCGCCATCAAACACTTGGCAGTTACAACAATTGGTCTCTACGAAGAGTTCTTGGAATCAGAGCGCGATATTCCTGTACGTACTTCAGGAACTTCAGAGGCCATGACTGTGGCTCGACGCCACCTTTCTGCGCGTAATCCCAACCTCGCGGACGAAATGAAGGCTCGCGGAGAAGTTATCGAAGAGCCACTGGAAATCGATTACGAGATCGTTCCATACAGCCCGACAGAAAACTCAAAGACTGCGCAGATCAAGAAGGTACAAAACTTCTTGGAAGTCTTGCTAAATTCTCCAGACGTCAATCAGCGAAACCTTGTGACTCATATCGTAGACCTGCTGGACTTGGGCAAAGATGTGATGGCCAGTCCAGAGCAGGCAGCACAGACCGCACAAATGGCTCAAGGCGGCGCTCCTCCCCCTCCTCAGGGCGGTCCGATGGATCAAATGCCTATGCCGGGAGGAGGGGACACAATCGCTACTGGCGGTATGCCAGAAGGCGCTTCTGATATTCCTACTGATGCTTTGAGCGGTATGTCTGGCGGTGCTGGACGTTCGCAACCCATTGGCCCAATGCTGGAGAGTTAAAATGGCTGACCTTAATGAAACCCAAAAAGTCGCACGACAAGCTTCACAGCTTCAAAACGCAGAAAGAAAAGCAGACTCTATGCTTGGGAGAGGCAAAGCAATGGGCGAGGCCATAGCCATGGACCGTGTAGAGGGCACACAAGCTGAAATGATGCCGGAAAAGGAGCCTGATGTTTCGCCGAGACAAGCGTTACCTCAAACTACTGCCGGGGTGGAGAAACCCCGCAATATGAGTGAGAGCGAGGAATTCCTCACCCGCGATCGACCCCAATTGGCTATCCCTGACATGAGTGGGGAAGACCTATTGGCGGCTCGCCAACGTCTGATGCGGGCTAAGGACGAAGTGGATCCGGGACCGCAAAAAACAGCATTCATTGTTCTTCTTAATCGTATTGAGTCTGCTCTCGAACAATCTGAGGGACCGAAATAATGTCAGTCAAAGATGCTTTAAAAAATATGGGATCTGCTTTAGGCGACAAAGAAGAGCCTAAAAAAGACGAGCCTGACCCCAAACAAGCAGCAGCAAAAGCGGCCTTGAAAAAAGACAAAGATAATAAAGAGAAAAGAATAAAACTTCTCAACCGCCCTGCCATGAAAGGCGCGGGACGATTCTTTGGGGGCATGGGTGCGAGCCTGACTGGTAGCAACGCAAAAGATGACGAGGATGACAAATGAATCCTATGGTCATTGTCAAAGGTGCAAAAAAAATAAAAGACATGATGGAAAAAAAGAAAAAAAATAAAGAAGAAAAAAAAGAAGATTCTTCTGTAAAAATTTCTGATACTTCTGGTGACTTTGAAAAATCCGAAAAAAGTTACGGAGGCTAAACATCGATGCCTCTCTATCACCAAGATTGCCCTAAGTGTGGGGACATTCCTGACGTCATTTGCGCCGTCAAAGATTATAAAACCTGCTCAAAGTGTGGCGGTCCATGTGAAGTTTTGTTGTATCCAGTACGAACAGTTGGAATTGTTTTTTCTAATGTAGAAGTAAACCAACAACTGGGCACTCGTTGGGAAACAAACGCTCAAAAGCGTGCATGGGAAAAAGCTCACCCAAACCACATCGCAATGGCTAAGGGCAGTCCAGAAGAAAAAGATTTTAACTGGCGTGCAAAACAGCAAATGCACCAAGCTCTCAAAAAAGGCGGGTTAACTCTAGAAGAGCATAAGCAAGGCTGCCGAGAAGAGCAGCGAGCAAAAGATTTGAAGACCGGAAAAGCAGAAAAAAAGATTTGTGTTACTTGACATAAATAGCTGTAAATAGGTACAAAATTTAGAGGAATAAATGGCAAGTATTGAAGAACTTAAGGCTCTGCCCATAGAGCAGCTTGAGCGGTTCGCTTTGAACCGATCATTGTCTATAGTTCCTAATACTGAAACAGCCCCGGGCATGACCGAAGAGGGAACTGTAGCCGATGCTTCTGCAAATCTTATGCCTCAACAGCCTGATGAAATGGCAGAAAGTGGTATAAATATGGGCGATAGACGTCGTCAGGCTGTTTTGAGTCGAATTAAAAACAGCCGTGATGCGGCTGATTCAATGGAAGGAATTTAAAATGCCGGGTACACCAGAAGAATATATGTCTGATTCCAACACCTCTAAGGCTGCTGGAATGATTGATGATGCCATCTCCCAGCAGAAGAGCGGAATGGATATTATCAAAATGTTGGAAGGCTCTGGTCTCCGCGTTTATGCTTCTGATGAGTCAGAAAAATCGCCAATGGGCGAAGAGGGAATGGAAGAGTCCCCAATGGGAGAGGCTCCGATGGGAGAGATGGAGGAGCCTCCAATGTTGCCAGACTTGGCAGCACCAGAACTTAAGGGCGGCGATGAAGGCGGTATGCGCGACATGCGTATTGACGCTGTTCGTTTTGCTCTTGATAAAGATAAGAAAAATAAAGAGCAGGATATGAAGGAGTTCGAATGAGCGAAGAATTGACCAGCCCCGAACCCGTTGAGTCTGCGGACGCTTCGGCATCGGTGGAGTCTCCCGAGCCGTCAGGGATTGAGGCGGAACCCAATGAAGCCGTGGAAACTGCTGCGGATTCGACTGAAACTGCTGTAGAGGAGAATCAATCTGATAATGAGTTTGATGTAGAAAGTTGGGATGGGAATATTGATTCTCTTCCAGAACATTTGCAAGGGCCAGTGCGTTCAATTCAAAAAAATCTGGAAGGTGGGTACACCAAAAAGTTCCAAACTCTCGCAGATCAGCGAAAAGAGTTTGAGGCAAGTCAGACTACTTGGAATGAAGAACGCGAAAAATGGGAGAATTCTAAAGAAGACCTCATTGCTGAGCGAGACCTACTGAAGCAAATGATGGACGGGGGCGAAGACCCTCGTGTAGCTGAATTCACAACTAAGTATGAAACTTCGCAATCCGAACTTGCAGAGTTGAAGGCTCAGTATGAAGAATTTCAGGCTCTGGTTGAGAAAGATATTGAAACTCAAGCAAATGAGTACGCTGAGAAGTTCTACCAAGAACACAAAGACCTCATCGATAATGAGGAAACTTCTGCAATTCTCAATGGCCTACTCGATCAAGGTTGGGACCCAGAACTTAGCATTAAGCTTGTCCATCAGAGTGAGGAATCGCTCGCGCTCGCAAACAGCTTGCGAGAAAAAGGGACACCACAAGAAGTCGCTGTCGAACATGCTCTCTTGAAGCATGGAGAAAAGAAGCGTGCTCCTCGTCCTGCCGCGAAGCTTACCGCTGGAGCAGAATCATCGAACAACCCAGCAAGTAGTCGCGACTACATTGACACTGGAACCAACTCAACTGACGCCCGATTCGCTGCTGCGCAAGCTGCATTGAACTGGTCACGTCGGAATAATCGATAAATATGGAGGCTTAAATGCCGACAAGTGCTGATGTACTGAACTTTGCTACTCAGAAGCTTATCCCTAAGTATACTGAGCAGTTTTACCAATACCACCCTGTCCTCGACAAGATTGTTCTTCGTGGAAACGTAGATAAGGCGCACACAGGCGCTCCTTACCTTGAGTTCCCCGTTGTAACCAACGGCCCGGGCGCTGTTACTCGTATCGAAACTGGCTCTGAGGTTTACTCCTCGACTCGTCGGACCATCGGTACTCGCGGTCGCCTGTACTGCCCACGGATGATTTACTCCTACATCATCCCCGGTAAGGATCTTGCTGAAGCTTCTGGCGAAACTGCCATCGCTCGTCTGCTTAAGGTTTACCCTGAAGCTGCGATGATGGAATTCCACGAGATGATCGTGAACCAGTTTGTCAACGGAAACGGATCAAGCGACAACGTCCAAGGTTTTGTTACCCTCAATGGTGACACAAGCTACGACACTGGAAGTGGTCTCACCGAAAACGGTGTCTTTGAGTACAAGGGCACAAGCGCACAGACCAACACTCGTTTCAACCTTCCAAGTGCTTCGACCACTGGTTGGCACAACCAGTACCGTACTCTCCACGGTGGAGCTTTTTCTACTGCTGGGCTTGGCCGTCGTATGATGCGCGAAGCTTACTGGGAAGCGTCGATGCAAGGAAAGGCTGGAGGTCCCGTAGACTGCATGCTGGGCGATATTATTTCGTTCAACAACTACTACGACGATCTCGACGAGCAAGTCCGTTACGCAACTTCATTCCAAGGCGAGAAGGGCCGTCCCGTCCGTCAAGGTCTGTTGTTCCAAGAAGCTGAGTTCTACGTTGAGCCACAACTCGACACGAGCCTTAGCGTCTTCGCTACTTCAGAATCTGGTTCTGGTTCTGAAGATCCGCACTCTCCCGGTGGTGGTCGTGGCCTTATCTACGGTCTTAAGACTGATAGCTGGCACATGTACACTCAAGGTGACAACGCTCAGTTCGAAACTAAGGGCGACTTCGCTCTTCGTGGGCCTACTAAGGTTCCCGGCCAAGATGCTTGGGAATGGGAAATTGTTCTTGGTATGCAGTTGTACTGCGACCGTCTCAACTCTAACTTCGTAGTCACTGGTACTGCTGTAACTTCCTAATCTAAGGAAAAGGAGACAGAAATGTCTACTCGTACTATGGGCATTAGCGTCACTGACGTTCATGCCGCCTATTCCGCTAGCGACCCCGAATCGGGTCAAAAGCTTCCATTGGGTTTTCAGTATTGTGAACCTGCGGACGCTACTAACAACTACCAAGAACGCATTTGGATTTACATTGAAGCCGGTGGAGCATTGGCTAAGGGTGAGATCGTAATGCGTGCAGATGGGGCTGTTACAGCCAAGGGTGTTGTCACCACTGGTGCTTCAATTCCAGCCATCCGTTGCCTTGGTGTTGCTCAACACACAATTGCTTCTGGTTCTTTTGGGTTCATTCTTAAGAAGGGTCTAGGAGAAGTTGCTGTTCACGATACGGGAGAGGACCAAGCTAATAAGCCTCTGGTTACTCAAGCGTTGGGTCGAGCAGATGTGTTTGCTGACGGTTCAGAAGAATGTATCATTGCATTCTCCACAGAGAATCAGGACAAAGGCGACGGTGCCGCAGCCGCTGGTCAGTTCTGTACCTCTATGATCAACTGCCCGGGTTGATAAATGAACAAGGGTGAAATCCGCACCCGAGTACTTGAACAGGTGGACTGGCAACCGGACCAGTCCACCGCGTTCAAGGACAAGGTTGATCACATGATTAACCGGGCTTACAACGTGCTTTCGTTGGAGGCCCCGTTCCTCTTTTTTGAAGAAGAATGTCGGATTATTACGCAGCCTGATATTTCAACAGGTACGCATTCAAGCGACAAACTCCACAAGAGTCCACTGTCAGATACCCGTGTTCTAATCCGAACGGCTCTTAAGTCGGAGATTGGCTCTTCTATTACTGCTTTTAGCGAAGATGGTACATGGGATGGTCGGATGCTGGAAGTCGAATTGTCTAATGGACAATGCCTTCGCAGACGCATTCGTCATATCCGAAACTCAGACACCACTGTTGGTGGCGTGGACCACATAAAAAGCACAATTATTCTTGATACACCTTGGGATGAGGCCGGAAGCATTGACCCAGCCGCACCCGATTTGAAGTATCGAATCTTCACTCCAGAATACAATCTTCCCGCAGACATAATTGAGTTGCGGTCTGCTCGACTCTTCGGTCCTACTCACTACCAGCTTGCTGTCAGAAACCAAAATGACATGGAGCGGTTTGATTACATTGACTATAAAGGCCAATACAGCGGACGACCTGATACGCTTTTTCGTGGTCGCCACATGCAAATTGATGCACCAACAGTAGCCGCACAATTTTCAGATGATCAAGGCGAGGCTTGGGTCGGACCAGACACAGAAGGAACTTTTGAGTACTGTTTTACGTATGTGTGGGGCAAAAGAGACAAAGAACTCCAAGCACCTAATGGCTTGTATGAGCCTCGATGGGAAAGTTCTCCTTCTCCGATCACACCAAAAGTTACGACAAAGGGAACTACTGTAACGCTCCAGTTCCCATATATTGACCAAGGCTTTGATGACGCCTACGCGCTCAGCTCTGGTGGAACTTCACTCGAAAAACGCAGTGAGCGGTTTGATGATTCTGCTTACAAAATTAGAATCTATGTTCGTCGAACGAATTCTACTAACTCTACGGGTAAAATGCCTGTCCATCCTATGGCTGATGGTGTTTTTTATCTGCTGGACGAAATAGAGGGTTCCGCAGAGGACGGAAAAGTTGAATACGTACACAAAGGCCAAAAAATGCCTGAATACCGTAGACGACTCAAAGAAGTTCATGGGTATCAGACGGTACGTTTTCATCCAATGCCCGATGCTCGATACGAAGTAGATTGTCGAGTACTTAGGAAACCTCAAAAACTAATTAGTGATCAAGATGCTCCGCGCATTCATGTAGAAGCTGTAGGCGCTCTGGTACAAAAAACTATTGTTTTTATTCATACTATGGAAGGCGCGTTAGATAGCGCGGCTTTGGCGGAACAAGGCTACCAGAGTATGCTTAGAACACTGACAAAACGGTATGGGCTTCTTACCCGTGCCAGACCCAAAAAGAAGATTGCTCGGGCACGCAGGCCTATTAGGGATACCCGAGTAAGATACACGGAGAGTTAATGCCTACAACACTTTTTCCAGCACCGAACCCTTCTGCTGTTTACTGGCGACGAGAGAAAGAAAACGGAAAGTACGAATACGCAACTATTCAGTCTATGGTCAAAGACGACCTCGGTAACTGGAAAGCGCTTTTTCTTATTCCCGGTCAAGCAGCTTACTACATCAATCAGAACAACAATGACCTCCGAAACTGGGAACCTGTCTACGCATTGACCGATGACAACCTTTTGATGGTTATTGAAAAGATCGCACAGCGAGTAACAGAAATCCTGACAGAACAGGGCAAGGATGCCTCGGACATTGTTCCAGCAGCAATGTCAGTAGCTTTCTCAGAGACTGTAGAGGATGCTGTTGAAGCCGCAGTAGAAGCAACGACGCAAGATTACGAAGAGCAAGAATCTGCAATGACAGACCCAGAAGACTCTGATTATTTTATTGGAGAAGACTACCAAAAGAAAAAGAAGCAGTTTGTCTGCGGTGTCTGTGGTAAAAAATACGCTTATGAGAAGGCCCTTAGAAACCACTTAGAAAAGTCTTCTTGCAGTCTTCACTCGGACACAATTCTTAGTAATGCAGAATAAGGCCATACAGTATGGCGAACAGCCGCAACAGAACTCAAACAGGACCATATCTATACCGCTCTGAGGGTGGAAAGGTCGTCTTGGAGGCTGACGATGCTTCTGAGATTAAGAATTTTGTGGCGAGCCCTCGCGGAACATTAGAGCCAGTACTTGGGCCGACAAAACTAATTTCATACCGAGGTTTGACGGAAAGCACGTATGAAGACAAAGGAATTGGTGAGCGATTTCACCGTACTTTTCTAGATTCTAGAAAATATGGAATTCATCACGCTGTACTTCCAAACGGTCGAGATGTTCTTCTGCTGCACACAGACGCAGGAATACAGGAATACCAACCGCAAAATAGGCTTACTGACAGATCGGTTTTAAAAAATATTGTTGGTAATAACGATACAATAGCGAGCGAAGTTTTTACCCTAAAAAAGTCTGCTCTATTCCTACAAGACGTTGAAGCGACAGCGACAAACAGTCCACAATTTCCTACGCAGTTCGTCACTACAGACAAGGGCATTGTAATCGTTCCTCAGTCGTATCAAAGGTCCTACATCTATGATGGTACGGTCGCATTGCCTCTGGGCTACGACGCGATCCCTTCTCCCCCTATTGGTCGTGGACCAACTTATTCTGAGAACTGGGGAAAAGGTCCAGCCTCTTATTCAGGCTACGTTTACCACACTTCCGATAAACACGTTCCAGCGCCGTTTTCTTTTGGCGATGGGCGCATCGGAACTACTACAAACGATTCTCTCGGGCTTAGGCTTCAGATTGGTACATGGCGTTGTTCCTCGCAGTGGATTGACTACTTTGGTAATTTTTCTCCAATGTCAGACCGTTCTGGTGAAGTCAAGATTGATGAGTTTATTGTGGGCGGAAACGACGAAGATAGCACCCTGTCTACAGAAAACGATAAGAGTTCAGGTAACTTAAAAAAATCGTTGATATGGGAAAGTGTAGACCCGGGGCCGGAAGGAACAGTCGGACGCCGTCTTTATAGAACAAAAGACCTACTTAACTCTGGTGATGGTAATTTATATTTCTTGTCAGGAAATGTGGGATACACAGCCACTTCTCCGACCATGTCTATTCCAGACAATGTATCAACTCATTTCGCAGACAATGTTCCAGATGGATACCTGAGTGTCCCGGCTTTTTCTGACATTATGCCTGTTCCGTCGTTCAAACTAGCTGCGTTCTGTTTGGGCAGGTTGTGGATTGGCAACACTTCTACCGATCCCGGTATGATTGTACCCTCGCTCGCAGGTAGGTACGGTACTTTCCGTTCTTCAGATCGAATCTTTCCTGACACGAAGTCCAGCGAAATTACAGGATTGATTGCTAGAGATACAGGTTTGTTAGCTTTCACGGAGGGCTCTACTTTCGCAGTAGTCGCCAGCGACGATGGTCGGGGTTTTAAGACGGTCCCAATTAGTTCTACAATTGGCTGTGTTGCTCCTTCCTCCATCGTTGCGCTGCCTGACGGCTCCGTATGTTGGTTGGGGAGAAATGGATTTTATCGCCTCATCGAAAATAAGATCGAAAACATTAGCGGAAAAATACAAGAGATAATTAATCGGATCACTAAATCACGAGAAAAACAGTCTGTAGCTGTCTTTGTTCCAGAGAGCGAAGAATACCGTTGCTGGGTTCCAATGGATGGAAACCAAGAAAACTCTCTGTGTTTAATCTTCGATGGTTCTGGTTGGAGACGCAGAACTAACGAGCATGTCTCTTGTGCTTGTATTTCTCAAGACCACAGAAAATATATTTTTGCTGGTGGAAGCGTCTACTCAGGTGAGGGCTTTACAACAACAAACACGTCCCGAAACTCTGACACCGAAGTTTATAAAGGATTCTTTGTGTTGGACCGTGAGAATAATTTTGACTGGACCGAAGATCCTTTGCACCGAGAATACGTCGTAGAAACGAATTGGATTTCTTGGGAATCCTCAATCGATCGTGTTTCGGCGAAGACTGTTTATCTATCTCTTGTCGAGTCGCACGTTGGGTCTGCTACAATCGAAGTTTATCGAGATTGGCGAAAATCAAAACCAGTGTATACAACTACCGCTTCACTTAAAAGCGAAGAAGATGTACCACATTTTTGGGGGTCTACGACTACAGAATCTTTTTCTGCGACCGGCAAAGAAGATGCTCCCGTATACCAGTCAAAACGACCTTACTGGACTTCGGCTGATATTAGCGTTCCTTCTTGTGAAGTCTATAAGATCCGGGTCAAGAGTCGAAGACCTTTTGAGTTCATAGCACTCACCATGGAGCAAGAAACTAAAAACAATCCAAAAACTCGGATTCCGTAATGTCTATCGTATTTCCAAAACATAAGTTCGATAACGGAACACCAATTGATCCCAAATCGATCAATGAGAACTTCTCAGAGCTTATACAAGAAATAAACGGAAACATAAACGAAGTAAACGTAAAATCGAATAGCGCTACTGTATCAGAGGGTGCGCTCTGTAGGACAACCAAGGTTTTTGAGGCTGCTGAATTAAATTGCCCACAAGGACCCATTGGACCTATTTTTGGTGATGGCAGAGACACTTACCAGCACTATCTACCGAAAACAGTAAGCTTTGCTTCTAGTACTCCTAAGCCTTTTAGCGGTAACCAAATCCTATCTTATAATGCTGGTTGGACTGATATTGCATCTGTAGAGATTGTTTCTCGCGAATGCCTTCTTTGGGTTTTGGGCTCTTTGCAACAGACCTACTATGTAGACGGAGAAGAGCAGCTTAACGGAAACGTAGAAAAGTCAGCAAGCGATTCAAATAATCTAGACATTAAGGACAGATATAGATTCTTGCCGGGAGTGCAGTACTGTCTTGCGATTGATGGTTCTCGGGTTTCAGAGACGACAATTGGTGGGCAGGAAACCTCAAATGACCAGTATGGCGCAGCCTATTCACATTTTTCTTCTCCCTTTGTGACTGACTTCATTCTTCCGATCTCACAGGGAAAACATAAAATATCTCTTCAGGCCAGAGTACCCAGAGCAAACAGGTCTTACCCCCAATTTGATCCTGACCATTGTGGTTATGTCATAGCCTCAAGAGAGTTGATTATACTGGAGTTAACATAATGGCTAAAATTGAATGGTCTCCTCTTATTGATGGTGAAGAGATTTATGCAAACCGCCTTACAGATATTGGGCAAAAGATCCGAAAATCCCTAAACTCTCCATCTGCTCAAGATAATATTGCAGATCGTGCTTTTGGGTCTTCTTCGTGCAACACAAGCACAGTTTCGCTCACGGCAAGCAACTACATCAAAAGTACAACTGCGTTGAGCACACAAAACGGTGGAACTAGCGGTGATCTTTGGCCGGGAAACGTCAGTTCAAGTGAAGAAACGCGGAACAGGGATCCGCTTTGGCAGAAAAATACAGGCGCTACTTTTATACCAAGTGCAGGAGATCAAATAACAACACGCGGTACTAGCAAGTTTGGTTGGAGGTTTTTAGTCGAAGCTCAATTTCCTGCACAAATTGATTTGCTTGGAGACGACTCAAACGGAATTTTAGTTATGTCTGAAGCATACGTAACTGAGTTGTATAGTTCTCTAAAAACACAAAAAGGCATACTCAATGCCGATACTCCACACACGCTACTGTTTCTGGTTCTTGTCGCAATTGTAATTGACGCTGAGACAGGTGAAAGAACAAAAATTCCTCTCCCGTCTACTGTTAGGTTTATTGACAGTGACACAAACACGAACAACAGCGCTAGTACCTCTAGTCCGTGGGTAACGACGGCTGGCGGAGGAGCGACTCTTCCGTATGCTAGAGTGTGTAAGATCTTAACGAACGTCCGAAAGAATATGCCTATTCGATCTTTCGTTACTTACTCGGATATTAATTGCGCTGCTTTTAAAGGCACTAGCCCGGTGTCGTCTTCTCGTTTTGCGGTAAAATCAAAAGGAAAGGACTTTAAAAAACGAATCGACGCTTTCCAGTTGTTCGCTTGCTTAAAAACATGCTCGGGCAAATGGCACGCAAGGGGCACAGGCGCTTATGATGGCGTAGCAAGTATTAGAGAAAAAAGCTTAGATGCTATATACTTTTCTTCAGTCCACGCCGATTCTTCCTCAGAATTAACTCTAAACTACCCATAGAGATTTCTCTTAATGCCAATAATACCAGAAACTGGAGAAGCTGAAGCAGAAGAGCCTGCCCCGGGTGTCTCTGCTATTGGTGATAATTTTGACGGTTTTGGTGGAGACGATCTTTTTACGGACGGGTTTCTTGAGGGACCTAACCTCGGTAAAGAGTTTTATAATCCTAAAAATTCTGATGTAAATCTCTCTTTTAGCGGAATAAATGGTCAAATACTAAATGTAGAGGACCTCAAACATCGACATATTCAGCCTAGAAGTTTCTGTGATTCAACAATGGTTGGGCTGACCGGAAACATGCCATACAGGTGTGATCACTTTTTCCAAAACGACGACGACAGAAACGAGAGCTACATTGAGATCCCGGGCGCTAATGCCGAGTTTTATCTGCCTAAAAGAAGTGTTGTTGTCATGACGTGGATGATTGGCGGGGCTAGCTCTGTGTACATGGGAGACGGATCTAATCGAGCAGCTATGGCTCTTCGGGTTGATGGTAGTACAGGATCTACTGGATATCGAAACATTACAGAGTCGGTCCATATTCATGACGATGATTCAGTAACAAAAGAAGAAATTCAACGACCTCACAGAGACCGAGTGTGGTCAGGACATTACGTCAAAGAAATGAATTCGGGGTGGCACAGCGCTGGAATTGTAGCTGTCCAGAAAAAGAGGCATCTTGTGTTTCGAACAAGAAATTTTAAAGTAATTTGGTTTCCAAAAGCAGGGGGTTAAAAAATGGCGCTCGGAAAAATGTTTGGTTTTTTTGGTAGAACCGGAGACGAAAATCCGAATGCAGTTCGTGACCTTCAGCTTAAAATGGGGAAACGTGCCGGTAAGAAAATAAAAGAGATCGAGTCTCGGGACGTCATCGACAAAGGTGACATGATCGACTCTGCAAACGTCTCAACCGACCTTGGAGCAGCGACTGCCCAAGCCATGCAGACAGGCGAAGGTTTTGACCCAAACCAAGCTCGTGCAATGGGAGATGTTGCTGCAAACACAGCGGCATCATCTTCTAAGAATATTTTAGACGCGATTAGGGCTGGAAAAGCGAGCCAACTAAGAAACCAGTACTCTTTCTTCACTACAACGGGTAACAGCGCGTTTCAACAGGCAGCAAACGAACGCGATGCTGGAATGAAGGGGCTTGGAGCAGTTATGGAAGGCTTGTCGAGTCTAATCGCGTAGTTTGGGGATAAAAAATGTATACAGGAGTAGATAAGGGCGAAGTTACTGCCAAAATTCAGCAAGCCGGTGAAAACCCTGCTGAATACATGTTCTACCAGACAGGTGATGTTGTCACAGCAGTCCCGTTTGGCTCGGACGCTCCGGAGGGCGGAGTGCTTATGGGTGAGGCGGCTCCTGCCGCTTTGCCTGATGCTGCTCCTGATGCTGAACCTATGGGAGAAATTGAGGGTGCTCCAGCAGGAACAGCCACTCCCACTCAAACCGCTCCGATGCAAATAGAATCGAAGGCTCCTGACCCGACACAGCCTCTTGGACAATTTAGCCAAGCCTTCATTCAAAACATGCGAAACAGAGAAGCCGATAGGTTTAGGAAACCCGTGCAGAGGTTTTTTGGCGCTCTTGGCGGTATGGGAAGGTCTTTTCAGGGCAAAGACTCTGGATTCATGACAGACAGGGACAAGGCTACCTATCAAACACGTCTCCTAAATCTCCTTGCAGCACAAGAAGAAGCAGCACAATCAAGCCTAAAAGCTGCTCTTTCTGGGCAGACAGCCAGCCTTGAAGGGCTTGAAACAATGTACAAAGAGCAGTCGGATATTTTTCAGACTGTTATGCGAAACAAAGAAGCCTCTGCTCAAGCGGCAATGAAAGAGCAGAGCCAAGATCTACGCCAAAGACTCGACCGTGTTCTTGAGGAGAAGCGTAATGACGGCTGGCAGGGCTACAGTAGCGAGATGCTGAGACTCAAAAATGTCTCCAATATAGTGAACGACATTATGGGTAGTGATCTAGTATTCACTAGAGAAAAAGGCCCCGACCCTAAACTTATGTTTCGCTCTCAAGGTAATAGAAATACAGGAAAAGCAGCGTTTGGTGAACAAGTGTTGGGCGCACTAAAAACAATGGATGCTTCACAAAAAGCCCTGTTTTTAGATGTACTCAATAACGCGCTAGGTGCAGCAGGACTGCAATCATCCGAAGAGACGTTTGTTTCTGCCGGAAACAGGTTCTATGAAACATATGGGCAGCGAGTTCGTCAAGAGTTGCGTATGGCTGAGATCGCAAAAGCAAAACGATTAGAGGCAGATGAAAAAGCAGACGAGACTATTCGGGAGATTGAAGCTCAACAATCGGCAAGAGTTCGTGCTTATCTGGAGAATGACCCAGACTACAAAAGCGCACAAACAAAGATGGCCGAACTCGAAGCGCAAATTAAAAACGCTCGACAGAATGTAGGTAAGCTTTCGTACACTCTGTCCACCGATGGAGGAGGCAAACTTACTCCTGAATCTTGGGCACAAGCAACGCAAAAAGCGATGAATAGTGCTACTCAGTCCCCCACCACTGCGGCACCCCCTCCACCTGCGGCTCCTGCTGAACCTGCTGCACCTCCTCCGCCGCAAGCTGAACCTGAACCAGTGGAAGCCGCTCCTGCCGAAGCACCGAGAGTGCAGGACGGGCAGTACGAATACCAACAACGCCCAGACGGTAGTATCGATATATTCAAAGCTGGACAATCCAAGTCATTGATGACGGCTAATCCCGGTACTGAAGCTTTTACCAATGCTAAAAAAGTTATCGACGCACAACCTGCACCAGCCGAACCCGAACCTGCTCCAGCCCCACCCGCGCCAGCAGTCGGAGAGGGGGATTCCCCTCAACCCTCTCCGACTGCTCCCGATGAGGCAAAACAACCGGGACCTGAAGTACGTGGTCTGGAATTGGCTCCAGAGGGGTCTTCACCAGCAGATGTTGCCCTGCACCTTCTAAACACTGGCGGAGACAACAGTAAACGGTTCCAGCAGGAAGTTATGGCTTCTCCCATGTTTGAGAAGTTCATGAAAGATAAGGGACTTACTGACCCAAGACTGGGCTGGAAAGCGTTTACTAGCGAGTTTCGGTACCGTTCTAGTCAGCAGAAACGAATGGATCGACGGAAGATTGATGAAGAAATCATCCAAGACCCGAAGAAGCATTCTCGCAAAGAGGTCACAGGAGCTAAACTTCGCTCTGCTACACGGCGAATGTTTGCACCGAGAGATGCAGCAGGGAATCCGACTACACGCTGGGAAAGAAGCTTTATGCCTAAGCCAAACCCAGCAGCAAAAGCCGCTTCTGAAACTCCTACCGATAATGACCTTCCTGAGAATAAAGCAAAGACGGACGAACTAAAGAAAAACGAAATGGAAAACCGTTCCTTTGATATGTAGGAAATAGATGGACCCGAAAAACAATCCATTCTTAAAGACCGTCGAAGAGCTTCACCCTGAAGAACCGCAAGGACAACAGGGAACGAAGCCTAGGCCCCTTGCTTTTAGACCTGACCCAACGCCACCAGCAAAGCCGAAAATGACCGGCTTGGACGTGTTTACCGACCCAGTTGGTATGGCTTTCACGAAGCCGCAAGACGCCGATCCGCAAGATTTTACCGAGACACAGCTAAGGAAGATCAAAGAAAACGAACTTCAAGACCTTTCTGAAGGCGAGCCTTTTGAACGTCACCCAACAAGCGATGTAATCAACCGGGCGAGAGCAATGGAAGCGGGCCGAAAGGCACAACTCCGTCGCCAACGTGAGCAGTACTCGTTTACGGAAGAACCGGTAAAACGCCTAAAAGAAGAAGTATCTCAGCGTTTCTACTTTGGGGACGAGGTTGAAGGTCCAGACATGCCTCTGGACATTGGTGTCGGAGACGTAGCTTCGTTCTTAGGAGAAGAAGCTGTAGCAGGCGGAGTGGCCGGATCAGCCTTTGGGCCAAAAGGAGCGGCTATTGGTGCCGCTGCGGGTTTTTCTTATAGCGCCCTAAAAAACTGGTGGAAAGAAACAAACAAGTCTTCTGACATTTATAAAAAAGCACATACTTCTGGGTTTAGTTCCCTTACAGACGATGAGCGCGAATGGCTTAGAAACAATACTCCGCGAGAGGCAGTAAGGCGACTTCGAGCAGAGACGACGGGTGGCCATCAATTAACGCCCGATGAAATACGTAGGATTAACCTTGAACAAGAGTGGTACGAATCCCAAGAGAAAAGAGCAGTCGAAGATGATGAGGTTGCCCCTTTCTATCTTAGTCGGGAAGTTCTCCTGCCACCGAAGGTAGAGTACTCTCCTTCTGCGGCCCGGCGAGACGCAAAGCTATTCGAGGTAAAGCTTGGCCCCTTTGAAGCTGTTTCTGCGGCTATGGATGGCAAATACGACTACAAAATATGGGAAGAAGAGTGGAAAAGACGTGCTTCTGCTATCCCTCCTGAAGCTTGGGAAAAACAAATCTCTCACCAAGACCGAGAACGAATTCTTGGCGTAGACGTAGAGCTAGAAAAAGAACGTCAGCAACAGAAGGAGACCCAAGTAAAACTCGCAAAGATGGAAAAAGACTTTGCGACGTTCCTTAACGAGAAAGACAACGAAGCGAGAAAAGACAGGGCTTTCGGAATAGATCCCAGAACGGGCCGATCACGAGGATTCCCAAGAGCAGTAAGAGATCTCCCCCTTCTTGAGAATCTGGACATGTCCATGTCGGTGGACCTTCAGGCTCTTCGAGCAAAACTTTACCGTCTTATCCTTAGCGAAGTTGGAGATGATCCCGAGTTCGCTGACGCAACGCCCATTGAATTAGAAAACGAGGCTTTCCGTCGTTATCAAATTTCAGAGAACTATTTCACAAAAGCGGGCAGCGGAATTGCGTTTTACCACCCTGACTTGACGGGTGCTGTCGCAAAAAAGAAAGAAGCGATTGAACGCTTTAAATCAGGAGAACTTCCGTTTGGAATAAAAGTAGACCCCTACACAATGTCACTTGCAAGAGTGGGCATCGGTGGTCCAGCACAAATTATTAGTGCTCAAGATTTTGCGATACCGCTTATCACTGCTTTCGCTGCTCCAAGATACTCTGTACATATTAGCGATACTCATGCCGACTTTACCTCTCACCGAGCCATGGACATTCTTATGGGCTTGGACTTCTCGAACTGGCTTGGGGCCGCGCTAAAAACAAAAGACGAGGAAGTCTTTGGTTACATCAATTCTGACGGAGAGAGAGTTGCAGGTAAGGGCGGAATCGATGCGCCACAAAAAGGTGAAGATGTTTCTGGCGATAAAGAGAAACGAGTATCAATGCGCTTTATCACAGAAAAAGAGATTATGGACAACACGGGAAGCGCTTCTTTAACCGCAGCTTCTGTTGGTGGCGGAGGAGACAAGGGAGCGGGCTTTGGACTTCTACAGCTTTTGTTGAACCCTGACCAGACTGCCTTTACTGAACAAAAAAATGTCGCGTTTATTGAAGGCGTAAAAGAACTTTCTGAGCAAATCCCAAAGAAGACTCACCTGCTTGTAGAATCGATCATTGACTACCAAGAAATTAAAAGAGGTTTTGGAGATCCTGAGACTACGGACCGGTACGCTCACAACATTCGAAAGGGCAACCTCCTACCCCTTACCTACGATAGTCTTGCCGCACGATATGCCGAAGCTATCGGGGCTACTCCAGAAGAAAAACAAGCCCTGAGGCGTTCCGCCATGCTTGTAGGGCTTGGGTCTTTGGTAGCCCCGGGAACAGGCACTGATTTTGTCAGTCCGATGTTTATCCCCATGGCTGCTGGTTTTAGGCAAACTCGACGATGGGCGCACTCGCGAGCACAAGATCCAAAGTACTTAGAGAAACTGGCAGATGAAGAACTTATTCCAGACCAAAAACTACAGAAGGTCAAGAAGCGTGACAGAGTTTTGGGGCAATCTATTGAGAAAGAAGTTCTCATCGATATGTCTTCAAACAAGGCTGTAGGAACAGTTGTAAACGGAGCGGAAAGAGCAGCGATCCGAGCAGAGAGAGAAGCTTGGGCACTCTCAGAAGCGGCTGGAGTACACTCAAGTCCTGCTGTTCTCCCCGGGGGGCGTCTACAAGACAGGACGTTTCGAGAGCGGTGGCTCGATATGGAGACGTCTAACATCCAGCGCGAAGCAAAGTTGAATGGGCTGGAGGTAAATCCAACTGATGCTTTGGATATGGCAAAAAATCGACTGTCTCAACTTGAGGCAGAAAACCTTGCCCGAATTGAGAGGAATGTAGCACCGGGAGATGTGTACGCTGTCGGCGATCAGATGTACATAAGGGTTTTAGATGGATTCTACCCAGTAGCCGACGAATCCGAGATCGTAATGGTGAGATCCAATATGATCAACAATAGCGCACCAGAAGCAGGCTACCGAGCAGAAATTGTATACGGAACTCGGACACGCCTCAAAAATGGGCAAATGGTCGAAGAAGACTACATTGAAGGTTTAAAGTACGTAGAAGACAGTGCATCTAAGGAAGCTTGGTATGGTGGGAGTCCGACAAGTAGAGTAGATAAGCCAAGAGGTTTTTCAGATACGGTTCAGTTTTCTGAGCTTCCTGCAAGAGACGACCTTTTCGATCCGGATGTTTACCTTGCTTGGACAAGGAGCAGAGAAAGCGTAAGTCTGGAATCAATGCAAGGCGCTCGGGCAGTTAATGTCCGAGACCCAATCACAGTTCCAACGGCAGTTAGGCAGGCTGACTTACCAGTCCCAACTACTGGGTTAGAAAGACTGGAAGCGGCAACAGGGCCTTTGCCAAGAACAGGCGGCTCAGATCCAACAAGAACGGCTGTACTTGTTCCACCTTCCGCTCCACTTCCCGTTCCGGCAACTCCAAAACTTAAGACTCCTGAAGCAGTACAAGTTGCTGAGAAGCAAGAAGAAGCTCTGCGCAAACAACTGGCTGCGGCAGAGTTGCGTGCTCTTGAGGCGCGGCAAGACTTCGAACGCCTACAAGCGGGTAACTTTGAAGAGTTTGAAGAACTTCAGGCGCTGCACAGCCTACACGCAACAGCAAAACAAGAAGTCACAGAACTTATTGAGCAGATCAACAAGCTCGATTTACAGTCTGCTCCAGAGTTTAAAGCTTGGTCGGAACTTCGTGCCCAGACTGATGCAGCCGCAGCAGGGCTTGCTCGCGCAGAAGCCAAGCTAAAAGAAGCCGTACAACCGATGCGTCCGAAAACAAAAACGGAAGCAGCTAGGCCAGCCGGAACTTTTACTGACCCTAAACCACAAAAGATGGGGGTCACAGAAAAGCTGAAACGAGTCAAAGAACTGCGGAGAAGAAGGAATGTTCGGAAACGGGTCTACAATGACTTGGCAGAAAGAACAGAAGAAGCCGGAAAACCAATTGCTGCTAAACAAAAAGAATTTAAAAGTTTAAATGAGCAGTTAATTAAAAAGACAGCAGAAATGCGTGTTTTCAGGTCTTCGTTGGACAACTCCACTCGAACGTGGAGCGACCCATTCTTGGAAGCGTTGGAAACAAAAGGTGTCAAAGACGCGGTTCCAGACGAAACAATACTAAAAGAAGAGTTGGCTGCGCTAGAAAAAGAGGCCCTGTCTCTGGAATCTCAAGCAGCTACAGCGAGAAAGAATTTAGATGACTACGTAGACACACAGGCTAAAGATTTAAGGGGTTCGGGAGCAGCAAGAGAATCGACAAAGAGAGAGTCTCGGGCAATTGCTCAGGCCGCTAAGAAAGAGCTTGAGTCTGTGCGAGCGTCTGGCCGAGCAAAAGTTCTCAACAATGTTCTTAGAAAAAGAGCGCGACAGATTCGGGAAGGCAACAAAGCCATTTCTGAAATGTCTCACCTTGAAGAAGCCGTAGATGACCTGATTGATGTAACAACGAAAAATATTGATCGACAAGTAGGCGGTAACCGGACCCTTGACGCCAAAATGTTTGTTAATCAAATTGAAGAAGAAGTCGGAAAAGATGTTGTTCGCCACGCAATGAAAAGCGACAGCGAAGCTGGAAAAGTCCTTAAGCAGATCTACGAAGCGGCGGCAGAAGGTAAAGACGCAGTCCTTAATGGCCTAAAAACCAGAAGCCTGTACGAGTTTCCTAAACTTCTTCGACAAAGCTGGAGAGAAACACACCAACATTCAGACTCAATCACGGCTGTCGAGGCGCTTAGAATCGCCAAGCAAGACCCTGATATGAACTACGGATCGACATTAGCAATGGCTCCGACACTCGCTGGTGCGGCCTTGGGATCACCTTTGGGCACTGCTGGAATAGTTGGTGGCGCAGTCGTGGGCGGAGTAGTCGGATTGCGTGGCCAATCTCAACTTGCCCATGTAGCAAAGTCTATTAGACCTGCTTTCGATCCTATTAGATCAAGAACGGGCACACTCTCTGGCGACATGGTTGACGTCGCAAAATATGCAGAGCACGCTACGGGCCACGTCCGAGACGAACTTGAAGCCCTTGCCCGGTACATCGACAAAGAAGCAATTGCTGGAGGCTGGTCTACAAAGAAGAAAGCAGACAGGCTTCTTGAGGCATACACAGAATATCTGACAACAAACCGGCCTCTCGACTTTATGCGGGCCAGAAGCACATTCTTTAACGAAGGCTCAGAAAGCGTTTGGCAGCAAGCACGCTGGCAGATGCTAAATGACCCACGAGGCATGGGCTATAGACAGCTTAAACAGCGTGGAGACGAGTGGGCAAAAACACAGAGAGCCCAAGGGGTCAAAGTCACTGACGATGATATTTATGACTATATCAATACGAATTTTGCGGCAGACCTCGAAAACTTAAACCAGCTTGGCGGACTACCTCTACGGGCCATCTCACGGTCTTTCATTCCAGAGTGGGGCTTTAGCGGAGCAAACGCTTCGCAAGCAGCAAGGGCCTACAATCAAGCCTATAAAATCTTGGAAGAAACTGAGAATTTTACGCAGTTTAGAGCGGCTATCCAAGAGATGAACTACCAAGTGTTCGGAGGTAAACCGCTTGAGGTTAAGTCTACTCAGCACATGGTTTACGCTCTGACTCATGCTGCGATTCAGCACCGCGCAAATCTCATGGCAGCTCGATTGACCGGGTTTATCGACCCCAAGGGTGTCCGCGACACAGCCAACTTCTTCTCGGGCAACCTACACAAAGTCGAAAACTTTGACGCCATGTTGGACACCATGAACAGAATGGGTCTTCCTTTTACCGAGTCGTATATCCAGAGGGCAACAGGCGCAGGAATTCTGGGCACAGAAGGAAGCAAAGCGAGCAAAGAGCTAATTGCTACAGGTATAGACAAGGGTGGGCAGACTTTCTTTATGCCGCAAACATTGGCAAAGACTATTGACGATGCCATGCCTGCCGTCACAAAAGAACTTGAGCAGACTTATCGTAGAGCAAAAACTCCTGTAGAGTTAATGCGGATTCTTCCCGACAGAGACTATAACCGACTCTGGAAAACGTCGGTTGTAACTGGACTATTCGTACCCCGACCAAAATACTTTTGGAACAACTTTATTGGAGATTGGGGACAGATATGGTTCGAGCACGGCTTTGGAACTTCAGCAGGAGTTAGCGCTCAACTTGTGGGGAGAGAGACTTTTAACTTCCTCTCTCACAAGGTTCCCGGCGCTAAACATCTTCGCAAGTTTCATGGCGAAATGATGAAAAAGTACGGAGCCGAAAACACGCTTGGCAGTACTTGGAATGCGTTCATGAACCCGCATGCCAATAAAATATGGCGGGGCGAAGAAGGTGTTCTCCGAACTCGATATGGCGCTGAGTATAAGTACAGCGAAGTCCGTAAAATGTTGGAGCAAGAAAAAATTCTGGACACTATGGTCCACGAAGAACTCTTGGCTACATTTGATCGCTACGTTCCAGACAGTTGGACAAAAACTCCATGGCTCGCAAAATCAGCATCAATCTTAGACGACCAAAGATACAACATCTCTTGGTTAGCGATGCACGTCCAACAACGCCAACGTGGAAACATGTTTATGGAGTTGCTCCGTCAGGGCTACAAACCACGAGAAGCTGGTAGGCTTGCGGTCAACGCCCTGTACGACTGGAAACACGCGATGACGAGGTGGGAAACACTTACTATTGGTAAGTTGTCTCCTTTCTACCGATTCTGGAGACTGGGCTTTGGGCAAACAGCACGTAGGTTCATGGAACCTCTGACTCTGCCTCCGCAGGAAGCCGTGGAACGCGCAATGATGGGTCGGAGCGCTCCTTCTCGTCTCCGCCAAAAATATGCTGCGCTTGAATCCATTCCGCATTTGGGAGATCCAGAACTTGCTCATGAGCATATGACTGAACAAGAAGCCTATGATCATGCAGCTAAATACTACCGTCCTTCTTGGGCACAGAAAAAATTCCTAACCTACATCAATCCGGCTGATACCTACACTCAAGACCACTACTGGAGAAGCAGAGGCCAAGGCATTACCCACACATTCGGTATCATGCCTCCGGATACAACAATCGATACTCTAGAGATCGGAACATCAATAATGATGGGCCTCTCAGGAGCAGCGCTCTCCATGATTGATCCTGATTGGAATATCGCGAATGGTCCAGACTTGACGGCGATGTACTTCACACGACCTACTCTGGATCTTCTTGCTCCTACTGTTTCTGCTCCGATTGAGTCTATGATGAAAGAACGGGGAATCGATACCGGAAGCTATAAGTATGGCAACTACACTCGTATTAATGCTTTCGAAAAAGCTTTCTTAGACAAGTCTGCTCAGCCATACGCTATTGGCGCTATGTCTGCTACAGGAGCACTGGCTGGAGCGGGGAAAAGTAACCTAATTTCAGGAAAGGGTCTTGGAGGAGCAATCGCTGGTGCGGGGCTGGGCTATTGGCTCACATCAAACGAAGCGCAAACTAACGCCAACCAAGTCATGGTAGCAGAACGAAGCCGAATAATGGCCCTACGGATGATGCCCTTCTTTGGGCAGGAGTTGGGCAACGTCTTCAATCTCTACGGTGAGAATCCTTACGCCCGCGCTCTTGAGCGTCTTGATTATGAGACACCGGACGAAAAATCAAAGCTAATTAAAGAGTCCATGCTCTTTGGGTTTAAGACCTACATGGGCCAAAACACTTATGGCTTCAACCCGCAGACCACTATTGACTACCGGAAGAAGTCAATCATCAAGGCGGCCGAAGCAGAAATAGAAAAGAGAATGGAAGAATTAGAACCCAAGACTCCAACGGATAAAAGAACGCTCGACTAGGTTTGACAGATACCCACCTAAAACAGTATCTTTGGACAAGAATTAAGGAATTTTTATGGCACGCCAAAAGTATCTCCCAAACACAAATGCAGGTCTGACGGGCTGCATTCGCGCTGTGGCTACTGAAGACATGGACAAGGGCACAATTGTTTATGTATCAGAAGCCAATGCTGCTCGAATCTATGTTTCAAAAGCTGACGCTCAGTATGCGAAAAGAAGTTCTGGAATTCTTTTGGTTGCTCACCAAAAATCAAGGCAAGGCCAAGGAGCCGAATTTGTTCCTTACTTAATTGTTCCGTTTTATGGCGAAGGAAAGGATGGCGACATTCTACACCTCACAAAATCTGGTAAATGGGGAACAAAGAAGACTAAAACTTCCAAACCAGTTGGACGCATAATCAAAGGTTCTGGAGAAGAACTTGCTGCTCTCATCGCCCCTCAAGGCCAATACTAGGAGGCCCTAAGTGGCTGAAACTATTACATATTCTTCCCAAGGAAGCAAAGAAGGTCGAAACTATTTTCGAGTTCAAATTTCCTACACGGATATCGGAACCTCTCAAGAAACAGTAATCCAGCTCCCCCCCGGCATAGGAAAGAGATACTGGCATCTCGAAGCTTTTCACATCGTTAGAACAGGCGGAACAGCATCGAATTGGGCACCAAGGCTCGGCAACGCTGCCGGTTTTGCAGCCGACAGTATTAGTGAGTTGATGGCCTACGATAGCGCGGCTGTGACAACACCCATTAACGATATGTGGTCTTACCCGGGCCTACCTACGTGGTCTGATAGTGCATTCAAACTGTACTTTGTTCCTGCATTTGATGCTGGAAGCGACAATGATGGTCACGTAGACCTTATCTTTAGTTTGGAGTAAACAATGGGCCTCAAAGCACCCCGCACTAATAATTCAACTACAGGGACGGTGGTTTTAGCTGATCTCCAAGTAGATGGGACCACTGTTGTAGTTGATGAGACTAATAATCGTCTTGGTGTCGGAACAGATACCCCAAAAACTAGGCTTACTGTAGAAGGCCCAGTCACTCTAAAAGAACAAGCCAGTGCAGATGTAGACACTGCGGCATACGGACAATTGTGGGTGAAGACCGCGACACCTAACGAGCTTTACTTCACGACAGATGCGGGCAACGACGTCCAAATTACTTCAGGAACATCGATTGTCGGACCTGCCAGCGCTGTTTCAATGAGCAACGGATCGGACAACCGTATTGTCACGGCTACCGGCGCTTCAGCCCTTAACGGTGAAGCCAGTCTAACCTTCGACGGTAATACTTTGGCCGTGACCGATGCCGTGACAAATACAAGTGCTGGCACTTACGCTGCCATGACGATCGATTTTGACAAGACTGGGGCAAGTTCTTCTGACAACAACCTTGTCGGAATCTTTGTCGATATGGACAACACGACGGCGACTGGCGGAACCAATACCATGACTGGCTTGTTGGTTACTCCAACGCTTACTCACGCTCAGTCTTCTGGAACAACCCTCGTCAAAGGTCTTGAGGTGACCGCGACTGGCAGTGGCCCCGGCAACACTACAACACGCGCATTGGACTTGACTGCTACAGGAGCAGACTTCAATCAAGGCGTGTTTATGAAGATTGATAACGGTGGGCCCGACATTAAAATGTTGAGTTCTGCCAGTAACTCTGACTTCTCGACCATATCTACCGGTGCCAACGGTGAGTTGACTATTGCAACGACCGATGGTGGTGGAACCGACGGACACATCAATCTTGTTCCTGATGGTCGAGTTGTCGTTGGTGACGGGAGCGCTGTCGATACCATGCTCGTGTTCGACGGTAACGCAGCAGACTTCCGAATCGGTATCGATGATGGAACTGACACACTAGAGATTGGTAAGGGTGTTGCTCACGGTACAGATGCAATCATTAAGATTAAGTCTTCAACTAACCTTGAAATGATGCTGAACTCTGGTGTTGCCGATACTGAGGTTTCGGGAACACTTGCTATGTTCACCGCAGCCGAGGATCTCACCGCTGGTGAAGTAGTCTGTTTTAAGTCAGATGGAAAAGTTCACAAAGCTGTAGCGACGGCGGCGGCGACGAGTAGGTGTGTCGCGATGGCAATCGCACCGACAAGCGCAAATGCAATGGGGCCATTCTTGTTGAAAGGGTTTGCTCGTTTTGACAGTGAGTTCCCTCAGTGGACCGTAGGTGGAACCCTGTTCACACC